TTTCAGGTATCAAGTAATCTTTTTGGAGCCACAAACAACTACGGGTATTCGAGTTTAATTCCGGCAGCAGCAGGCAATTGGAATCTGTACATGGGCGGTACAGCCAAAAACCACATGCAAGGAAATTTACTTCTTGGCAGCCAGTCTGATACAGGGGAGAAGCTGCAAGTTACTGGCAATGCAAAGGTGTCTGGCAACATAGAACTTGCTAGTGGTGCTCCATTATTAGCTTGGAATGAGGCAGATGCTACCAATCCTACTGGTAAATTTAGAATTTTGGCATCAGGTGCTCAGTTACGTCTCCAAATGAATACGGCTGCTGCGGGAGACTACTCAACTTCGCTTAACGGCTGGACAATGAACAGCCTTGGAGAGCTTGCTGTTACTACCTACCCTACAGCTACCAATAGTGTGCTGGTTGCTTCTACTGCTTACACAGTTGCCCGTATAGCCCAAGATGCCTTGCTCAAAACAGGCGGGACAGTCACAGGAACAATCACCGCAACAAATGTAGTAACTAATGGATACACAGCAGGGTACTTAGAGATACCTCAAAACTCAAAGTCAGCAGCTTATACGTTGGTTTTGGGTGATACAGGTAAGCACATCTACCATCCTTCAGCAGACACAACAGCTCGGACTTTTACTATACCTGCTAATGCTTCTGTAGCGTATCCGATTGGCACAGCAATAACTTTTGTTAATGATAACGCAGCGGGTGTCGTATCCATTGCTATCACAACAGATACGATGCGTTTAGCAGGTGCAGGTACTACAGGTACACGAACACTGGCTGCTAATGGTGTAGCAACTGCAATTAAGCTCACTGCTACTTCTTGGATTATCTCTGGAACAGGATTGACATAATGGGTGCATCTCAACAAATACTATCTTCTGTGAGTGGTTCTGCGCCTAAACAAGCCCTGTTTACTTCTGTAGACGGCTTGGAAGTTTCTTGGGTAGTTCCAGTAGGGGTGACAACTATCTGCGCGGTAGCAATCGGTGCGGGAGAGGGCAGCCCTAGTAGCTCCTCTGGTGGTTCGGGTGGTTCTGGAGCTGATCTTGTTTACAGTAATAATATACCAGTGACAGCAGGAGAGACACTAACTATTAGAGCTGCTATTGGTATATCAGGTGCGGGTACTACTCAATCGTCATACATAAAACGAAGCACTACTATTCTCCTCTGTGCAAAAGGAGGAGATGCTTCCGACAACACTTCTCAGATTAATGCTGGCACTGGTGCGATAGGTGTTGGTGGTTTAAAAAGTGCTGGTGGCTCCGCAGCAGAGGAAGGTGGTGGTGGTGGTGGAGCAGGAGGCTACGGCGGTGATGGAGGTAGTGGTGGTACGGGACCTACAGCGGGTAATTTAGGAGGGGGTGGTGGAGGTCTCAGGGCAACTGTTATGGGGTCAAGAGGAGGCGACGGTGGTGGTACTTGTCCTCACGGAGAAGGGGGTAGTGGTAGCCCTGGCTACGATGTCGACGAAAGTACATGGCATGGCGGTACAGGTAGTCCTAGAGATGGTTCCCCAATTTGCGGGTGGGGTGCTGGCGGTGCTGCATCTGGAGCATATGGAGCAGGTACAGGTGGACAAGGATGTGTAAGAATTATCTGGGGTAGCGGAAGGTCGTTCCCCTCAACAAGAACTTTAGATGAATAGAGGTGCAAAATGGAATACGCAAAGTTAAAATTAGACGGTAGTTACGACTATCAGATTACTACTCACGGTAATATTGAGTGGGATGAAACCCATCTATGTCCTGCCTCAACTCTCACACTTGAAGAAGCTGAGTTATACCGAGTAGTTCCGCTTATTGAAGTGGCGATGCCTGAGTTCAACCCAAACACACATAAGTGTTTCAGAGATGGTGCTGAAATCATCAACAACAAATGGCACTACAAGTGGGCAATCGTTGAGCTGACTGAAGATGAGTTAGCGGCAGAACTTGCTAAGACTCAAAAAGCTGCGCTCATCCAGATCAACACCGATGACAACAAGATTTATGCCGATGTGATTGGTAACAAGACTACTGAATATTTGGATGCTGCTGCTGATGCTAAGGCATTTAAACTTGCTGGTTATCTTGAAGAAAGTGTACCGGCTTCAGTTAAATCCTGGGCTGATGCGAAGCTATGGACGAACCAACAAGCTGCTGACGATATCATTGCACAGGAAGCTGCATGGAAGTATGCCGCTAACCTTATTCGCCAGTATCGCCTGAAGGCCAAGGAAGACGTTAAGCGTGCTTTGCTACTAGCTGATGCTGAAACTGCGATGGCTATCTGGAATGGTTTTGTTGTGCAGATTCGGGCGCAACTGGGAGTAGCATAGTGATTTACAGCTATGACGAAGTAAGGCCCTTGTTGGCGACTGGGCAGATAGTGGGGGTGAGAGAAAGACACTCTATAGCCCACGTACTTACTAATCTATTTACTGGCACTAGATACACCCACGTAGGTATGATCTCTATAAAAGAATGTGGTGTGTATCTAGCAGAGCTGAACGGTGGGAGAAACCATCTAATTCCGCTGTCTCAGCTTAAGGATAAACGCTTTGATATTTACGAATGCCCAGAAGAATGTTTACCTTACATTGATCAGAGTATTGAGGACGCGCTAAGAGAAGAAATCCCATACGGATTCTTTGCGTTCATACTTATTGGTTTAATGGATTTATTCAATATTTCTATTAAACTGAAGGGTAAGAAGCTCTTAGTTTGTTCTGGTTTTGTAGTTAGTATTCTTAGACGGGCTGGATGGAAGAAAGAAGTAAGTACTCTCATTTCTCCTGGTGATCTCTTAGAACATTTTAAGTTTCTCTACCAAGTAAATAAATAAAGGAAAATCGGATACATGGCATTGGGCCATATATGACACTTAATAGTTTCTGCTGCAAGATTAAGTGCCTTTTATTAGGCAGCATCTGTAGGAGGCTTTATGGAAGATTACGAAGCCAGTTGTGAAAAGGATTTATCAGCTCATGTGACTAGTGACGAATCACGTTGGGCTGGTATTACTAATCAAATTGAAACTATTAAGGAGAAGGTCATGTCTGACGAAGCTAAAGTAGTAAACATGCTAGGCGGTGCTGATGGTTTAGGTGGTGGTGGTGGCCTAGGCATGGGTGGTGGATTAATTGGGGGTCTTGTATTAGGCTCCCTTTTGCGTAATGGTAACTTGCTTGGTAATGGTGAGAATGCCTGCAATAACAATAATGATGCTATACAGCTTATGCAAACATTAGGAGATATCAAAGCTTCGATACCTTTTAATGAAGCGCAGGTACAGTTAGCATTAGCAGGTACTGCAGCTAATCTTACTTCTATTATGAATACTAATGCCCTGGCTAGTGCTGCAGGAACCGCTAGTACGAATGCTAGAATATCTGAAGCAAGTGCCACTGCAGCCTCCGGTCAATCAGATATTCGTAGAGATATAGCATCTGCTAACGCAGTTAATATTGCTGCTTTATCTGCATTGCAGCAAACAGTAATGCAGGGCAACTATGCCACAACACAAGCTATACGTGATGATGGTGATAAGACACGTGCAATCCTTGTCAATCAAAACGAAACCAATCTGAATCGACAGTTAACTGTAGCTGAACAACGTTTAGCTGAACAGACTTCTGCAGCAAGAGTACGTGAAGTAGAAGTTAATGTTACTCAGAGTATGACCAACAACCAAAACCAAATGCAATTTCAACAGCAGCAACAAGCTCAATGGAATCAAGTGCTTGGTTTAATTGCTAATTTGGCAAATGACATACAATATGTTAGAGCTACAAATCAAGCAATTAATATTGGATCTGGTAGCTTGGTTCCGGTACAATCTAATAGTTCCACAAATAACCGTGTGAATTCCTAGTAGTCTTTAAGAGGGCATTAATTTGCCCTCTATTTTTATGAACTTTTACCCTAATGAGGCACTCAAATGAGCGAAGACAATAAACAGTATACTCAAGATGAGGTGAACCATATAGTAGCTAGGGAAACTGCTAAAAATCAATTAAATGACTTTAAAAGTCATTTATCTTTGATGAATCAATCCAATACGCAAGCTCTCGCAGATATCAATGCCAAAATAACTCAAATATTTTCAATTATGTCAGATCAAAATAAAGAACAGAGAGATGAGAGAGAGAAGCTTATTGAAGGTCTTAAAAAAGAAATTGAAAAAGATTTTGCTTCTAAGATTGATATGATCAACATCTCTAATCGACTTGATCAACTCTGGATCAAGATCTCAGTAGCTATCATGACTACATTTGCTATTGGTGGTTTAATTGGGTGGATTGTGACTACTTCTATTAATGCCTCTAAAATACTAATCAAGTAATAAGATACTTTATGTTCTATAGATTAAAAAATGAATTACTACGTAAATTTAGACTTATTCCTGCTTGGAAGACTGTACTAAAGAAAGCTTACTCAGTTAAATTCAATATCCTATCTGGTATCTGTACCTTATGGGAATTATACGTTTACTACAATCCAGAATTCTTACCTCGTGGTTTAATGCTTGGCTTATCTGGTATCTTTAGTTTGCTGGCTTTATTCGCACGATTCTACAGTCAACAGGAGATTACTGATGCCGCCAATGCTAAACGCCAAACAAGCTAAACTAGGTAAAGCTGCAGCTCTTGCTACACTCATCGCTGTACCTGCAGAAGGACTACGTCAATATGCTTACTATGATCCTCCTGGGATCTTAACTGTATGTTATGGCTCTACTACTAATGTACAAAAAGGCGTCAAATATTCTTTAGAGGAGTGCATAGCTCGACTCGATAAAGATATGGGATTTGCCATCTCACAGGTAGATGCTTGTGTTCCTGGTTTGCCGGTAGAAGTACTAGCTGCCTTTGGAGATGCTGTATACAACCTGGGCCCAACGGTCGCATGTAACAAGACCAAATCTACTGCCGCTAGAAAACTAGCTGCTAGAGACTATTCTGGTGCTTGCTATGAGCTTCCTAAATGGAATAAAGCCAGAGTACTGGGTGTTATGATTGAACTTCCTGGTTTAACAACAAGACGGTTTAAGGAGAAAGAGTTATGTATATCAGGCTTATAGGTTTAATTGCTCTGATTGGCGCAATCTATGGTATCTCCTTATTGCCTGAACACTTTCGTAAACAAGGTGATGAACGTACTACATCATTATGGGAAAAGAAACTGGATGCTGCTGTATTAGTAGAAGAAACCAGAGTTAATAAATTACATGCTAAGAAGGAGTTAGAGTATGAGAAACGAATCAACAAACTCAAAGAAGACTACAGCAAAGATGTTGTTACTATTCGCAATGAGTATGCTGCTAGTAAGTTGTTGTTCAACCGATCGAAAATTTGTGCCAATCAAGACACAGGAACCTCCAAAGGAGAAGATCCCAGCAGAGTTCATGAAGCCTCTACCACCGGTGAATTATTTCCAGAACCGTATGCAACAAATATTAAACAGTTGATGCTTGAAGCTGATTTAATAGTATCAAGCTGTAAGGGTTTGCAAGAAGCAGTAAAGAAGAGTGATCACATGATTGTTGTTGATACTGTAGAAGCAGTAAAAGAAAAGGAACAATGAGTATGGACGTGGTTGATCGTGCAAGCCAAGAGGAAGAGAATGTATTGGCAATACAGATTAGGCAAGCAACTAAAGTAGAACATAAATTAGTAGCTAAAGGGAAATGTCACTATTGTGATGAAGAGGTAGTTTCTCCTAAGTTGTTTTGTAATACATTTTGTTCTGAAGATCATGAAAAAGAACTAAAACTTAGAAAGAGATTGGGTAGATATCATGCCGGCTAACTTACTAGATCCAGCTACATTATTTAAACTTAGTATGGGGGCTAATCAAGTAAAAGATGATATGGCTACTGCATTAAAACGTATAGGTAATATCCCTCATGCAGCAGATGTGAAAGCTCAAGAGGAATTTCCTAATAGTGCACGTGATGCTAGTACTATGAATGCTTTTAGACATTCATTAGGAGTAGGAAGGTTAGCGCATGAATTAGGGGCCGGTAAGGGAGGTTTATGGGGAGGTGTAGCAGGTACATTAGCACAAGGAGCTGGGATGTTATGGGAAGGGCTTGGAGCACCTTCCTATTTAGCTTCTCAGAAGCATAGAAATGATACTGATCATGATTTCCGTGCAAATTCTGTAGGGGCTCTTGTAGCACAAGGCACAAAGAATGATACAGAATTAGTTAATGCTTTAAGACTATTAGCTAATCAGAGCTCAGTCCAACGTCCTCCCGACTGGCACGGCCCAATGTCTTATACTTTGACACAATCTGTAAAATAAGCCATATCAAACATGGAAGGAGTAGTAGAGATATTATTCCCATCCAATCTAAGAATAATGGATTGTTATCCATTACCATAAAGAACCTCATATCAGAATGAACTAAGCCATCTAGTAATAGATGACTTAGTGCTGCTATGAGAGCTCCATAGGCCCACTTCTTTGTCTTGAATCCAATCATATAAACCAGAAAAGCTGCAGACAACATACCCATTACTGAATGGCTTACACCATGATCATAACCACCTAATCCAGTAAGTACATATACTATAGATTGAATATCAATCCATACAGTAGTAAAGAAAAAGGAGATATTACTTACCTTGTGTTTAGTAAGATAGTTGATAGGAGCAAGTACACCTAAGTGTAATAAAGTAATAGGCATGATGTTTAATCTTCCAATGTTTGAAGTAAAGATAAAGACTTAATAGTTAAATTAACTGCAGAGAGTATTTCTAAATGATGATTCTCAAGAATCTTCTGTTTAACAACTAAGTAATTATCCCTAGTTACTATAGGAGTAGCTGCTTCTATTAAACCATCTATCTCATAGATAGCCCCATAACCAGATGGGATAGAGGCAGCATAGTGATAGACGTGTCTCATTAGATTACTCTCTTAACTTTAGTAACTTTCTTTGGCTTAGTTACTTTGGTTACCTTAGTTACTTTAACCGGTGTAACTGCTTTGGTTTAACAGTGATATCAAAACCAACTTGCATTAAACCATGTACTACTTTATCTGGGTTAACTGCAATTGGATAAGATAATGGTGCATCAGGACAATGCTTAGCAAACTCAGGGAAGTCTTTAATCAACTTAGTAGTTGTATTGTAGACTTTCAAAGTTTCTTTTAAAGATTTCTTAGTTTGTTCTTCTAAAGCTAATAAACCTACACGCTCTCCTAAATGAAAAGCCAAGTCAGGTAGATTATTAAAATCAATCTGCTTCATTGAAGGAATACGAAAGCTTGCAGGTACACTTACTGGGTCATCAAAATAAGTTGTATGCATCCAACCACTATTACCATAGGTACTCATGTCTGGATTAGATAAACTCATTTCGCTTGCAACTTCAATACGACTACATTGTTGTAACCATTCTTTAGGAAGATTCTTAGTAGCTTGTTTGAAGTCTTCAGGAATCTTACTGATTAACCAGTCTTTGTAAATCTTCTTTAATGCTAGGGTATTTACTTCTAACTTAGTTGGTAATGCAGTAGCATTGAAAATCTTCTCTGCTATTTGGTTACGCAATTCAATTGTTAAACGATTTGAAGCCATGTTATTTACCTTCTTTCTTTGGTTTAGATTTACCACATAAACGATCGCGTACAGCTACCATATCTTTAGTACCAGTCCACCATTGCACAGCTTGTTCATCTGTGATTTCAGGTGCTTGTGCTAATTCTTTTAGTAGCTCTGTAGTGTGCTGGGAACCTTCTTGGTATCCTTGCTCATAAGCATTTTCAATCTTTGATTGTTTATCAAAGTAACTGGCAATGCTTAATATCATAAGTAAAATTACCAATCCTAACTTTATTAAAAAATGTTTAGGAGACATTCTTAATACCTTTTAGATTCTCAATCTTTTTATTGAGTTGTTCAATCTGTTGAATAGAGTTTGTAGTGATTAAACTTATCTCACTTTGAACCATACTGATTTGTTTCTGTAACTCAGTTTGTTCAATTAAATCCACCTCAATGTATTGGTCAACTTCACCTAAAGAAGTGTATCCATAAGGAGTCATGTCAGTACTTATAAATGTAGGTTTGTTTATACCTAGTTTAGGACAGATATAAATATGTCCTTTTATTTGAATCATTGTTTTCAATTTATTCTCCTAATTTGGATATCAGATCTAATCTGATTGTTCTGGTCATTTCTCTGATGTATGCAGCTTCAAAGTTATTAGACAGGTTTACCATAGAATCGTTAATTTTCTTTTCCATTTCTATTTGGAAATTTAACACAGCATCGGTAACTGTTTTATCAATGAAAGTTTTTACAGCAAGCTCTGCTCTAGTAGTTATGGCTTTATTTAAATCAGTAGGAACATTAAGAACCCTTGATGAATCTATTCCTATTATTTGCTTACGAACTTCATTCTCAATAATCTTATTAAGATTAAGAATTTCTTTAGCTATAGGATCAGTAATTAAACCGCTGAAATTACGTTGTACAAAGTTCTGACATACTGCATGACGTAGATCAACTCTGGCTTGAGAGCCTTCAAGCCAGAGTTGATCTAAAGCATCTCCATTGAGACTTAATGTGAGGGGTGTTTGTCCGTTGGGCATTGTTTATTCTTCTTGTTCTTCGGCCATTAATGCAGCCCATTTAAGCCATAGATATCTGGCTCCTTGTGCTTCCTTTGTATGACAAGATTCTGATGTTTCAAACTCATCAAAACAATAAACAGATCTTGGATTTTTTAGACCCATGTTTATTAGGCCAGCATTAATAATATGAAACATTTGGTCTTCTCTATCAAAGAAATAACCAAAATGGTTTAAAGCACGTCTAATAGCTGTGCAGGTATACCCTACTTTAATTGCATAATATCTTTGTTCTAACTCATTAGCAGCTAAGATTACATCTGCTGCATAGTGAAGTACTTCAGATATTTTTACACTTGGTTTCATATTTATTCCCCAAAGTATTGCCAAGCGATTGCATTACATTTTGCATGTGCTGCACCTATGGTCATACCGGTGTTGTGATTGTGATGTAAGTGAATTGGATTATTAAAGAAACCAATAGGGAACAATTTAGTATTGATAGTAAAACCTTGTTCTAATGGAGGCCCTTCTAAATGCCTTTTACATTCAAAACATAAACCCTTTTGTAATTCAATATATTGTTCACGTACAGCTTTACGCTGCTTTGTTGTGAGTTTGGTGTAGTTGATTGGGAGTTTGTATTTCATAGTATATCTCCCTCTGCACGGACAAGTATCACAATAACCTCAGCACCACATTTACCACCATCGTTACATTGACTCATTGGCTTTGCTTTACTCATTTTGTCCAATCCTTCCCGCATGTTGAGCAATGCATTTGGTTCGTAGTTTGATTTCTATCAGGATTTAAATTATTCCCAAAGCCATCATAAACAGGAGAGTAGTACGCGCAAGTTGTTGATGATTGTACTAATTGTATTCGGCATTTTTGTGGTGTATTGCACCGCCCTATACCTACCGGACTAAATTCTGCAATGCTGCTTTTGCCGCTTAATACTGGCGAAATGTTGTATGTGATTTTCATCATTTATCCCTTATAAATTTTAATTCAGTCGTATATAACAATTTGCATAATAAGGCAAAGAAACACAATCAAACATTGGAAGCTCATTAGCACTGTATTTGTACGACTTGTAGTTTTTGTCTTAATCTCGTAAAACCCAATTAACAGAAATACTGTGGAGGAGACAAGGGCTACAGCCGTAAGTAGTTCAGGTGCGAGAATGTATAAGATCACTTGTCGCCTCTCTCTGGTGCGGGTTGTTGAATAGTACCTAATGGAGGTTTCCATAACTCACCACCACAGTCTGTATAACCAAGTTGCTTTAGAGTTGCTTGAGCACTGGTTTCTTTTTCTTGCTCATGAAAATAGATAGCTATATCAGCATTCATAGCAAGTAATTGATTTAACTGTTTCTTAGCTTGTTCATAGGTATGATGAGGACTAGCTACACCTATATGGTGTACTACCAATGCATCATCTATTGCTTTTTCATATGGGTTAGTCATTATGAATCTCCTTTATAAATATGTGAACACTTGATTTAAATGTTCACATATTTAGAGCCTCTTACGAAGCTCTAAAATAAACTAAATATTACTTAGTTTTTGCTGCAGTAGGTATAAACCAACGTTTACCTTTTGGTGCTGTTTTGTCATTCTCAATCTCTTGTTGACTGACACCGTTGTCACGGCAATAAGTACGAGCTTCTTCACGAGTATCAAAGTAACTGTAACGAGGTGTCACAGGGATTGGTGACTTAGTTGGTTTGTTTGTAGGCGCAACTTTAGGCAACACAACCACTGCTGGTTTAGCTGTTTTAGGAGCTGCTGGTTTAGTAAACAAATCAATCTCAGCTTGAGTGAATTCAGTGCCCAATTTAGCCATGTAAGCTACACCATAACCACCAACCAATTTACGGTTGATAGACTCACTTTGGATAAATAAATCAAAGTTAGCATGATCACCTGGGTGCAAACGAACGTTCTGATGTGTAGGCAAACCTAACATAGTACGTGCTTCTGGACCACTGAAGAACTTACCTGTTTGACGATCACGAATCAAAATCAACTTGTGTGGGCCTACTTTGGTTTCAGTCTTAGACAGATGATAGAAAGCAGCACCTTTCAAGTATTTCTGACGATGACGTAAGATGAATGTTTGGATTTGAATACCATTATCTTCTGCTGGTACAACATACAGAGACACATCTTTTGCTGGTACTTCATTCAAAGCAGCTACGTTTACTTGAGTAGCATTTGCATAGAATGAAGAAGATGCAGAAGCACCGCCGGCACGAGCACTGAAGTAACCACTGACTGCTGTTTGTGTTTGAGCAGATGATGTTGCCATACCAGTAGTAGTAGTATCCCATTCTTGGATATTACCTGGAGGAATGCCTAGTTTTTCAATAAAACGTGTAGCATTTTTTGGTACACGGAATACAAATGTCCAACGACCATCAGCCATTTTTTCTTTTAACAATTTTTTGATTGTTGTTTCAGTTTGGTAGCGCGAACTACATTCTTCACCATCAGTAGTAATCATGATCAAGAAACTGACATGAGGATCTTTGCTATCAGGAAGCTCACTGTAAAGATCAATGATATTTGCAATACCATCATACAAAGGTGTTCCACCATTAGTTGACCAATGATTTATTGGTTCTAATACGTGAGGATTTGAAATAACAACTTGTTGTGTTACTTCAGCTCCTCCAGGGAATCCAATGCCTACGACAGATACAATTGTGTCTAACTTTTCGTTAGAAGCAGCTTCTTTAATAGATTTAATGATTCCGTTGTAGTCTTTAGCTGCTGCTTGAGCTAAGTGATTCATTGAACCTGAATGATCATTGACAAAGCCAATGTAATTCTTTGATTGTTTTTTCATCTCTTATACTTTCAAAAGTCTCCTTTGATAGGAGGTTAATTAAAGGCAATTAAGCCAAGGAATAGAGAAGGCTCTCTAAGGTAAAAACACAATATAAATTAATGTAAAGTGCTATTCTGCTTTTCTAAATTAAAAGCAACTAAGGCTTCTAACTTAGTAAATGTTTCCACATCAATAAAGCACATTGCTTTAGGTACTTCAGCTTTAAATAAATCAGCAAAAGCTTCCTTAGTTATATAAGCTAATCTACCTGTACGATCGGCATCTTGAAACGTTATATGTTCTTTCCCATTATCCTGATTAGAACATTCGATTACAGCTACATAGCCTTTATCAATACGGTCTCTGTCTTCTAGACATATATCAAAACCCATAAAGTTTCTAAACTCTAAGGAGTCTTTTAATTTTCTATCTAACAAAACGACTTCATCATGCTCTTTTCCACATATAGGGCATACACTGTAGCCCCTACCTACATGAGATTTATTTGTCATAGTTCTCCTTATTAAATTTGAAGTGCTGGCATTGGATTACTGATTACCAATATTACTAAAGAAATATATAGGTATTTCTTTGCCCAGAGATGGAACCATCACATAGGAAACTGAAGGTGCATTACTCCTTCTATATAGCCAGGGCTGCCACAGTCATAAAGACTAATCTTAAATTTAGGCTTAAGTAACCATTACCCATGTTTTACATACCCTGGATGACTACAGGTTTAGTTTCCTATCTGATGGCTCAGTGATTTGAATACTCAATAAATCATTACACCGTCCCGAAGGACGGTGTAAGATAACTACATATTATTTATTGGTTTCTTGTGCTTAATGCCTGCTTCATCACACAGAGCTTTAATCTGCTTTGGAGTAGCATTATTTGGAAGGGTTATTGGATTAGCCCAATTAGGCCAATAGATATCTAAGTTGGCTCCTAACTTAACTTCATTATGCTGAATCTCAGGAAGCTCCTGCCATTGCATACATTTAATTAAATTATTATTTACCCACTCAACTACTTCGATATCATCCTTAATCATAAGATAGATTGCATCATGGATTAGAGCTACTGGTTTAATATCTAAAGCATACTTAGAGTTTCTTACCATTTCCATGAATTCATTTGCAGCACGATTATTCAATAAGCCATATGACTGACCTAAAGCATTACCGGCTGTTCTACCTTCTGCTGCAGCTTCATAAGGTATCCTTCCATTTCCATACATTACTTGTTTTAACAAGGGTGTACGCACACGTAAACCAAACGCAACCTCAACATATCCATCTTTACTGGCTTGGGTTAAACGATCTTGAACGTAAGCATCAGATACTTTGTACAAGTTATGGTAATTGGTTTCAATGGCCTTAGATTTATCCTCAGGCCATCCCAAGTTATGCATCATTCCATGATAGGTCCCACCATAGGTAAGTTACCTGAGCAAGAAAGTAGGTGCTTTACTCTCTTGCCGAAGCTCCTTGTATCGCTTTGCGATACTGTTCACTACACCAACTGTATATTCAGCCTGTGTTATTTCTTCAATTGTTTCCATTGATCTGAGCCCTTTTTACTTGTTGACGATATATTTCTGCTTTGTACTCTTTATGCTTGCCCCATTTTAATGTCAGTGCTTTTAAATTCACTGACAGTCTTCCTGGGCTGATTGTAAAGTCTTTTATAATAACTGCCATACTCTCACCTATTAAAAATCTTCTGAAGATTTCTTTATAATCATCCTCAGTTAATTTTCTTCTTAGTTTTTGTGTTGCAAAGCCATGAATATAACCATGAGTAGAATTTTCTGAACTGGTTACCCATTCCAAATTACTCGCACAACAGTTTAATCTATTGCTATCCTTGTGATTTACTTCTGGCTTATTGTATGGGTTACTAACAAATAAATTAGCAACAATACGATGTAATGCAAATGTTTTACCTTTATTATTGCGCCATAAACTAATATAGTAATACCCTGTTTGTTTATTAATAAAAGGTACTAACTTCTTACCCTTTTTACGGTAAGCGTTACCATCTTTAGCTATTACAGTACGATTAACAGAAAATACTTCACCACTATCGTTGATAGTGTAAATGCCCTCATATTTTGGAATTGGTATCATATTCTTGCTTCACTGTTTTACCGGAAAGTGGCATGATATCTGAACCTTTTGCATAATACAAGGAACCGTCGTCTTTTTTTATACGAAATACTCTTTCACCTGGTTTTAAATCCAGTTGCTGAGTTATATCAGGCATTTGATCAGGAAAGTATGTAGCTGCTCGTAAACAGTGTCCGTCAAACTTATCGGTGTAAACACGAAGCTTGTTGGGGTCTTTTGTAGTGAGTGCTGAGATGTAATCCTCAAGAGAATTAAAATCTGCACCTACAAACAACCAGCCTTCTGGTGCTTTAAAGATCTGTTTGATCAATTTACCATAATAGGAACCTGCAGGCAGGTTTTGCATGTTTGGGTCAGAACTACTTAGTCGTCCTGAAACCGTACCACCTAAGTTAAATGAACCATGTAAGTAAATTGCTTTATCTCCCTTCTTAATTCCCTTTTCAAAAGCAGGAATAAAAGTAGAAAGAATCTTCATTACTTTACTGTAACCAATTAATGCACTAAGAAATTCTTTGTACATTGGAAAGGTAGTATGGTTTATTAACTTCTCTAAAGTATCTGCTCCTGTAGCCGGTTGCTTAGTATCAGTTAAATCCAGTACTGGTAACCCCATTTGTTTGTACAACAATGTTTGGAGTTGCTTACCACTATTAGGATTAAACTTTAACTCATCAAATTTGGATAGAGGATGCTGTTTGATTTTTAGCTTAGCATTTGCTGCTTCCATTGCATCGTTACGAAGTAACAAATTAAGAGTATTAATAAGAGGAAGATTCTGAATTGTATTCAGATAATCCTTACCTATCTTTTCTAGTTCTGCTTTTACAGTAGCCAATGTATTTTCACACATAGGCATACCTGTAAGTTCCATTTGAATGATGGTGACTAAACTAGGTAACATCATTTCATGATAGATTTTTTCCTGGTTATCACTAACCATTATTGGATGATATTTATCATAAACATAGTTGGTCGATAAAGCATCTACTAAGTTGTATCTCAATAGTTTATCTAACTTTATTAACCGTACATCTTTGATTTCATCTTGAGCCCAGTTACCTGCAAATTCATGAGCTAAAGCTTTTAAACCAAGTGTGTTACCTGATGTGCTATTTAGAGCTAGGTAAGCAATGATCTTTGTATCATCGAACTTACTAGCCATTATTTTTAAACCTTGCAGCATCCCTGCTGTATCTAAAGCATCTTTCATCCATAAAGAATAAATGAATACTTTAACGTCGTATGGTGCATTATGCCAACGTATCCTACCCTTATAAGATTCAAAGAAGTTTCTGAGTAACTGCCGTATAGCTGGATTAACCTTATTAAAACCATGATACGCAGCAATATCAATATTACTCATCTTGGCTTCAGGATTTAAGAATAAACCGGCTGTCCATACTTCTGAATAGTCACATGCAAATGCAAAGCCATTATGTTGATCCCAAGCAAATGCTACGGTAGCTACTCCAGCCTCATTAAAACGAAGGCTGAAGGCTTCAATATCACAACTGATAGCTTCGTATTGGTGAAGAGAATCTAATGCAGCATGGATTGATCCAAGGGTATCTGGGTAATATTCTGAATGAATGATCCCATTACCTAGTACCTTGTACAAACCTTTCATGTGATTAGCTAGAGTAAATACACTCATATCTAGCTTGGATTGAAGTACAGGATTGAAAACCAATTGTTGATAATTGATACTGAGCACAACCTTCATATGCTCATAACCAGCTATTGCACAAGGAAGTACATAACCTAAATGAGGCTCAGCACTAGTCTTTTTAGTCAATACTTTGAAGTAAGCTGAATCCGTTACAAATAGGTATTCAGTCTTTAAGTCTTTTAGCTCAGGTAAAAGTAAATTAAGATACTCTTTAATAAACTTAACCGGAGCTTTGTTATGTTGATCATAAGGCAAATCAAATGCAATTACATTGTCTTCACTTATTCCTTCATCATATAAAGATTTTATATAGTTGGTTTCTAATGCATGTTTATTAAATGCACTGGCCTTAACTAGTAAAGCCACTGGCATTACTTCTTGAAGATCACTAAACAAAATGTGACGCATATTAGCCCTGTAGAATATTTTGTAAAAGCTGAGATTTTAATGCTAATTCACCTTTCTGATTTTCTTTTTTAAACTGCTCAACTTCTTCAGGAGTAATTTTTACGTATGCTCCAGAAGTAGTAGAAATAAATGAGTTAACGCATTGATGTAATGCATCCGGAAGAAGTAATTTAAGATCTGCTAGTGTACTAACTCTATTTACAGCCTTAACAACATAATGCATTGTCATTGGTTTTACTTCGTTATCTAAGATATTCTTTCTTCTAAGATAATCATCCATTTGAGATTTAACAGAGTTATGTAACTTCATAACTACTTCTCCAGGTACTCTATTTCTTATACCGTAATATTCATTATGGTATAAGAAATTATTACTGTAAACACCTGAAGAAATACTATGGCAGTTACAAATAATAGCTAACTCTGATTCAAAGTCTTTATCTTTATTTTTAAAAATTGTATGACTTATCTCATTAACTATCTGGCTATTAAAAGTAGCTCTTTGAAATAGCTCTGCACTTATTTTATTCCTTCTTGTAGCCATAAATTACTCCTAGAAATCTCCTGTAAGAATAACTTGATGTTGAGCACGAGATACTGCTACATACATCAATCGAGCAATTTGATTACCACTGTTTTTAGCAGCAATATTACCTACATCAATATAAACTTTTCTGTAGGTAGATCCTTGAGCTTTATTTACTGTGGAAGCGTATGCAGCTCTAAGATCAATCCAATGAGAATCAATGGTACGTAAACGTTGATGATCTTCAATAGACTTTAAATACTTAATTATGTGCTTACGCTGCTCTAAGCTATCTGCCATAAAGAAAGAAGCTTTACCATCAACTTGTACTAATTGACCTGGAACACCATATTCAATTGATGGATTTAAATCAGTGATCTTTACTGTCTGATCTGTTTTAAAACTAGTAGAGCCTCCACCAATAAATTGATTAACAACTGCATAGTCTCCTTTTTTAAATTCAGGAGAGCCAGTCATGTGTTCAACAATAAAATTGTTATAGGCAATGGTTCTATCATTGGTATAAGCCAATATCTTAGAATCATTTTTCCAATAAGGAGTAGCGAACTCAGCAAGGATTGCATCATTAAAATCATTCTGATCTAAATGAATAATCTCAGTACCGTTTGGTTTGAATTGAAAGAACTCTCCAGATGCAACTGTATGACGGAACATAGTAGCAAGTTCAAGAATCTGACCTTGATTACGTACAGTCTCTGAAAGCATTGCTCCAGTAAACCCTGCACTAAATACAGGAGGATATGCTGAGTTCACTGGGATTAACTGTGCACGATCACCCATAAAGACAATCTTACAATTGACTGTTCTTTTAAAGATCCAATCCAGTAACTCACTATCAATATAACTGCACTCATCAATAAAGATAAGTGAGTCATATATGACTTGAGCTCTTGAATTTAATATTAAAGAAGACTTACCAGTGACAAAGTCTTTATAAGGTCTTAAACCAAGTAAAGAATAAATGGTTTTTACTTCTTCTAAAGCTAAGTCACTTAAAGCTTCAACTGCTTTATTTGTAGTAGCAGTGAGGATGATATTGTAATCAGTAAATCTTGGGTTAAGCAGCTTAGCTGTTTTTATATAACCAGGAAGTCGATCTAACAACTCCCTGACTAATGTAGATTTACCAGTACCACTATAACCTTCTAAAAGGAATACACTTTCATTAGGATTACAAAGGTACTTACAAAATCCATCTGCTGCTGTTTGTTGATCCTTTGTAAGTGTTAATGACATTAGTGTTTTACCTCATAGTGAATAACTTTACCGTAAGGTGCTTTAAACCCTGGGTTGTTATAAATTAACCAGATGACTGGTACTTTTGTAGTTACTTCAGGGAAGTCAAATTCACCATCAGAAAATACAATCATGACTTGTGGTTTGTTTTCATTGGCCCAATGAATCACCGGTTCAATGTCTGTACCACCACGACCATGTAAAACTACACGACTTAGATCACCCACATTCTTGACTACATACTTGTCACGAATCTTTGTATCGAATGGAAGTAATGTAACCTTCTCTGGTTTCAGTTGTTTGAATACACCAGCAACCTCATTCATACATGCTTGTAGATCTTCATCACTGCATGAACCTGAAACGTCTGGAGCCATAACCAAATCAATGACTGATGTTCCAATCATTGAAGGTAAGTAAAACTCTGGTGCATGACGTTTGTTTGGTTTCTTATAGGAGTAATCTGCTTTAGATACTTTCTTTAAGAAACGATGCAAAATCTGATACCAAGGTAATGTTGGATTCAAGAACTTCTTGAGATACAACTCGATATCGCCTGGGATAGAACCTGGTTTTTCATTTGCCATCTTAGATTGCATTGCTGCACGTACTAAGATTTCCTGAACATCTTGTTCAATCTTCTCTGGACTCTGATCAGGTCCAGGTTGTTGTACAAAATTAGGTGCAGGATCTTGGTTGTTATTCTTATCCGGATCTTCCAATAAAGGATAGACCTGTTCTACAGCCATATCTTTATATTGATAGTCTGCTGGCATAGGAACAGATGGATGGGTGTATTTGAAATTACGTTGATGTAATTGCAGATTAACTACATGGCCTGCAGCTAAGTTGAACTTTTCAAGATCACGTCCAGCGGTACGTAATGGATGCATATAAGCCACATGCATAGACATACGAACCAATAGGAATAAACGTGATTCCGCATCCAATTCAACAAAGTATTTTGGATTGATTTCAACTGATACACCATCAGTAGTTGCTGCTGGAATTTCTGTATTCCATACATGCTTTAAACTGAAGAATACAGTAGAAAAAAATACGGAATCTGGACGAGTCATTAAAGCAATCTTAGCTTTAGTAAGTGCGGAATCGTGTGGAGTCATGATAATCCTAGAAAGTTAATAAGCGGTTCTTTGTGTTGTGAATGGATTCTGCATAATGCTCTGCCATTTTCTTATGATAGTTGGCTTGAGATTCATGTTCTAGAACCTGACGTTTAGCTTCTTCAATTGCTGTGGTAGCCAATTCTTCTGCAGAAGGAGTCTTAAATATTTTAAGAAATTCCATAATGATTCTTTCTAGGGGCATAAAGCCCCTATAAGTTAATTCATGAAAGGAGATTAATTAGAACAACAATGTGCTGTTTGTATTAACCCAATTTTGAATTGCTGGTTCAACCATCAATGCGTTGTGACGACGAATCATGTCACGTAAACAAATCACTTGATGTTCGATCGGTAAACAACTTACATAAGTAACCAATGGTGTGATTGTTTGTGGAGTAGCTGCTTGGCTGATTGCACCAATCAAAGACCAGATAGTACTGATCTCTTGTGGGATTGGGGTTGTATCAGGGAAAGCAATGATATCACTCATCTTAGGCAATGAGTCTGCAGACATACGACAGAACTGAGTAAACTCAGTACCAACACCTGTACCTAAGATACCTTGCATAATACCGATGGCATCAATACCTGTGATGTCCATATGCTGTAATGCACGGTTTGCAAATTCCCAAGTACGTGGAGAAGCATATGTACTATCTTTGGAATCTGGATCAAAGTTGTAGATGTGTTCTGATTTGAAACGCAAGTACGAAGTAATCAGAGGACTGAAACCTTTTGCAAATGCATATTCCAGGAATTCATCCAAATCGACTTTCAATTCCATATGAACCAAACGAGACTTCAATGCAGAGCTCAGTTCATTAACGATTGCATTATCTGTTTCCAGATTACCTGCTGCAACGATAAACACTTTGTCATGCAAATGCGTTTGACCTACCATACGGTCAAGAATGATCTTGTAAGCTGCTGCTTGTACAGCTTGTGCACATGAGTTAGCTTCATCCAAGAACAACATCCAGCCGTTGTAATACTCTGCTGGAACTGGTGCAATATCTTGCTGTGCAGTTGTACCATCAGGCAATGTATCACCTTTAGCATAGCCTGGTTTAGACTTTGTTTTTATAGGCAAAGAATCACCACGGATAGGGAATGTATCCATTGGAATGTAACCAGCACGCTTGTTACCGTTTGCATCGGTATAAGTAGATGGGAAACCACCCAAATCTGTTGGATCACACTGAGCCAAACGTAAATCAATAACCTTGAGGTTATTGTCATTTGCTAGCTGATGCACAATAGAAGACTTACCGATTGCTGGGCTACCAATGATCATTGGAACCAAGTTAGCTTTGAGGTAAGCAGATGTCATACGAATTGCTTGAGAGATTTTAACTTGCATTTTATTTTCCTTAAAAGGGATAGATTGAAATTGAATTTAAATTGAGATAACTGATTTTGGTTTACTACTTAAGCTGCAATAGCTAACTTTTTGTTGAATATTATTTTCTTGGCTTCTTTTTCTTTAATGCCGCCCTCAATAAAATATTGATGTATTAAATTATTGATCATACGAACACCAATAGTATTTTGTTCAAATGCTTCAGTAAGCACTTTCATGACTGCTTTGGTTACATCTGTTTTTTTGGTATCAGGATGTAATTCCAAATACATGCTTAATAATTTACTGTCTTCAAGAATTTCTTTCATTGTTTCCAATGATTGTTTTTCTAAGCCATAAGCCAAACCAACACGACCAAGGAATTCTGTCTTCATACCGAATTCACGTAAACGATCTATATCAATGTTTTCTTCACCATTGAATGCGCCTGCAAATACGAATAAACAGTTCTCAGTACGAATGTTGATGTACTTATCGTACTCACCATAAACAGATGCAAAGCCTTCTAACACTTTGAGGAATTCATTCTGAACTCCATTAGTTGTTTCATGAGCCAATGAGCTGTTGGTGTTACCACTAATAAACAATTTATCAAATTCATCAACAAACACTACAACAAGCTGATTACCCATACATACTACGAATAGATGTATTCAGATTTACAGACATAGCAGGTACATCTGCTGCAGATTGTTTTTTTAAGAGTTGCAATGATTGATCCTATAAAAGATTAAGGTTTATTAATTTGGTTTAGAAGCGTGTTGTGATAAGTCATTAAGATGATTCTCATCTCATTCTTACTAACTACAGGTGTTTTTGAAATAGCCATTTCCATCACAGCATCTAAGCTGTCTAAAGTAGGAAATAACGTCATAGGAACAGCACGGAGGGCTGACTGATTTACTGGGTTATCCGGAGTTGTGTTTATCATTGGGTTGTTCTTCTTCTTTTAATCCCAAAGGCATCTGAGCCTTATTAGATATTGGTAATAGGTTGGTAGGTAAATACTGCTTAGCATGATTAGTTAAAAGCTTGTTAAGTATCAATGAAGTAACTTTATGCTTATGAAGTATTTCCATTACTAGCTTGGCTTCACCTTGTAAACGTTCAACTGGTAAAGATAGGCCGGCAGCTACAATAACCCTTCCAATAGTTCTTTGGGACACTCCATACATGCCTGAGAGCTGTCGAATATTGAATTGCTTTGATTGGTATTGGTAAACAATGTTTTTACGTTGTAGAGCCGTTAAACGGGTTTGACTTGTCATGGAATGTCTCCTTTTATTAATAAAAGTATACTAAAACAGGGTTAGTGTATCGGCTTCACAGAGTCAAAAATGTGATTTGGAACAGGTTAGAATATCGTAGTTATCACTGTAACAACTACAGTGATAACTTCTTGACAACTATCTACTTATAAAAAATTACTCTGATTCTGTATTAGGATCAGATTTGATAGTTACATGCCCTTGTGCACGACGAATGGTGTCGACTGCATGGAACATTGTATTCAACAAATGGAAGGATAATTCTTCTGATGAAAGGTCATCTTGATCAATACCGTTAGCTGCATTTTTCTCAGCTTCTTCTTCAGCCAAGCGTTCAGCAATATCAAAAATCAATACAGCTTCTTTAGCAGAGAACTGTGCTGCCATAGGATGAATATGTGATGCATTTGGCAAGAAGATCTGACGCATTGAATTAGAATCATCTTGTACAGCTTCTTCTGTAGCTGATTCAGTTGACTCAGTTGCTTCAGCTTTATCTAAGCCAGTACCGGTACGTAATTGTTGAAATAGTTCTGTAATCTTTTGGAGCGCATCCAATGTCTCTGCTTTGTTAGTAGAATTGGCTTTCTTACCTTCTTCTGATTTGCAAGGACAATCAGGAGTACCACAGCCCGGCATCTTCATAGCATGAACTTCTACTTGAACACCTTCAGGTACTTTAATACCGAATTTAGCTGCTAAGAATTTAGCAAAATCTTCTGAACCTTTATTTGGTTTGTTACTCATTTCGTGTTTACCTCAATGGTTATTTAAAAAAAAAGTGAGTATACCCGAATGGATATACTCACTAGGACTTCATCAAAGCGGCAGGATGCCGCAATGAGAAAATTAAGAAGATAATAAAACTATAGTCTTCCAGAGATTAATAGCACCCAACAAATTATCTAAGTGTGGTACGTCTTTTTTACATTTCATACATCTAATGCCATATTGCATTTGATCATCTTTTATACTGTAATGTTGAGAAGTCACTATAGTAGGTCTCTTACAATTACAAGTCATTGATGCTGGATCAATATTCATCGTAAACAAGTAATTTGAAAGAGTACTATCATAAATAGTTTGGCTGTATTTGGTAATCATGACATTAAAAGCATATTAGTATTCCAAACACTAACAGTTTCCTCTATATTTGAATAAACCCCTGTATGTAAATAACAGTAAGAACACTCTATCTTATACTGAGTGTTTTCTGGATTTGTCATGATAGCTACCCAGTTAAATTTTGAATCTAATTTACTACAGCAAGCACACTTATTAACAGACCAGAGTAATTGTAAAGGAGGTGTGAGCATATTATGGAATGTCATTCCTTTTCTACTCTCTAGAAGTTTATTAACTTTATCTTTCTCTTCAGGACAATGCATAGTTTGACTCTCTTATGTAAGAACTTAAATTGTTAGACAACTTAGTATATGTACCTTTACTGCCATGTAATTGAGACATAATATCTGAGAGGATATTACTATCAGCAATCTGAGCTAATATTTCTACATAGTGTTTACGTACATGGTTCATGTTATTTGCATGGCATTTAAACTCATCATGAACAGTAACCAGTTCAAATGGTTTATGGTCAAGCATCATCAATGCAATACGCTGTAAATCTATAAGCATAGATGAAGGCATGTAAGTAGTATTACTTGAAGTAATATAGGGAAATACTACTGGATCAGTTATACCACTGGTTTTGTAATAGATTACTTGTGATGCAAGCTTAGAAGAGGTATCCGGATTAACCAAATCCAACTCAGCTCCATTACGATAATCTAATTTTTGGTTTATGAATGTAAGAGCTCTAGTAACCATTCCTACATCATAATTACAACGACGATGCATAGAACGTAATACGTAAGCATCAATGGAATGAACCACATTAGCTACATTACTCAAGCCAGTCTCCTTACCTTCATTATCATAATATTGGTAAGTGAAAGTAGCATGATCAAGCTCATCAACTTCAATACGTAATTCCTTCTTTTTCATTACCTTTACACGAGCTAGGAAGCCATCAGGAAGCATCCATTCATGGAATAACGCATATGGTTGCCATGTGTTCAATGAGTCATTCAAGAGCTCCCATGCACCTGGAGCTACAGTTTCTGCAGCTTTATAGAATGCAAACAACTCAGGAGTATCTTCACCAAATATTTCTATTGGTTTGGCCTTAGAACCGTATGAGCTAGTCATGAAAGCTTCTTTAGCTGATGCACGAGTTACATGAACAGCTAGGTTCTGATCAGCTAGGATTGTATTCATGACTGTAGTTAATTCTGTATATGCATCTGCACGTACATTAGGGTTAACTAACCCTGTTGCCATAGCACCAGAGAAGCAGCCGGTAGCTGCAGACATGATTTGAATCCCAGAACATACAGAATCGAAACCAACTAAATGGCCTGTAGGAACACCTTGTTGAGCCTTACGTAAAGCCATAACAGCTTTGATATACAAAGGACGTGTCTTTGGATCTGAATCGCTTGTGAGAGCTTCTAAATGATCCCAGTTTTCTTTAACCCAATCAATACGATCGTTGAATACTAATTTGTCTTTACCGAATTGGTTTGCTACGTCGATCATTAAGTATTCGAAGCCAGTGAATAATTGCATTGTCATGATATTTGCCTATATATTTAAATGGATTAATGGAGATTTATTAAACTACTTTATTTATTCTTCTGGTTCTTCTTTGACTTCATCAAATTGAACACCGAGAATTAAGAATGCTGTTTTGAAACGTGGATCAGTAAACTCACTTGGAAGAATAGATTCCCAGTAGTGAAAGCCTTTACGATCTTTGACAATGAACAATGTATTGTCATGACGTTTATAGCTTACATAACCCAAAGGTAATGTAGATGCCGGCATCACTAAGTTACTTACAATTAATCCTTTGTCATTGATCAAAGCAAAAGGATACATAGTCTCTTTTTGTTGATCTTGAATACTCTGAAAAAATTCATTCATGTTGCTTCCTTATTTAAGAAGTAAAGCCAAGGTTAAAATTCTAGCTGGGAATAAGTGTTGCTCATGTGGTTCAATCTCAGCCCATGTAGTACCTCTATGATTTGAGAGTATGTAGCCACTCTCTTTTACTAAAGTGAACTTAGGCATGACAGTAGGAAAGAACCATACATTAGTTTTTACTTCCTTACCATTTGGTTTGAAGTAGGTATAGCGTTTATAGGATGGATTCATTAGTAAAGCCCATTTAAAAGTAAGAGTGTTTTAGCTTCATTAGTAAAAGCTTCTTTTTCTACATTAAGCCAAACTCCTGATTTACCTGCGTAATAGTAACTAAAACCACTTCCAAGATATTTGATTATTAGGTAAGAATCTTCTATTACTAAATCTTGAAAATTTACTGTACCGTCCTCTCTTATTACAACTTCTAGTTCTTCTATGTTCTTACCATATAAGTGATATAAGTCCATGTTAGTTAATCCCCATAAGAAGTAGAGAGGCTAAGAATTTAGTAGGTAATTTATTCTTAGGTATGTCAACCCAAGATGGGTTAGCTTTACAATCCCACATACCATATCTTCTAACATCATCTTCTGAAAATCTACAATCAATATAAGGACACTCACTGTATTCTCCTCCTGTGATTGTTTCATCATTCTCATCAATAGCTACCTTCACTACTTCTTCATTTACCCAGAAGTAAATTTTATCTGCATTAGCTGAGTCATACATATTAAGTGACTCCTAGTAAAAGTAATTGAGTTTTGAATATAGGATTAATATCCTCTGCGTAACATAGTTGAAAACCAGAAGTAGAATCCTCTGATCTAATTTGCTCAACAGTTAATGATGTCCAAGGAGAGCGAGCATCTTCAGGATAATAGGCATAAACAAATCCTGTATAGCCTTCATTAATATGTATGGTATGCAGGTGATCCCACATTATTAACTGAGGTTCTTGGTTAGGGAGGAATACGATCGTATCCCAAGACTCCTTATAAGACTCCATAATATTGGTTTGATTATTGCCCATTGTCATGAAGTCCCATAGAAGCGTTAAAACCATAAAGAAGTAACTGAGTAAGTATTTCTTTAGGTATTGGAGTATCTTTAGTTAGGTAAGAAAAAGTTTTTGTACTCGGACGAATATATAAAATATTTCCTGAACCTAATAATATATCTTTAGTTAAAAATCTAAATGTACATGGAGGAAATTGTACATCTATTATTACTTCGTCACTAAATGTATAAACATACTTTATTGGTTTATCAGGATCTTGGTCTACATCGGGATGAACATAACAAAACCTTGCATTAGTATCCATATTAAGGCCCTCTTTCTCTAGTAGCTAAAATGAAGTTATTTAACATTAAAAGAGTAAGTAACTCTTTAGGAAGATAAAGATTACTAACCTTAAACTTAGTATTTCTTTTGTAGTACACACAGCCTTTATAAGACTTGATATTACTAAAAAGTTTAAAACACTTCTTAGGCATGTCTCTTTCTTCAACTAGTAAGCCATAATCCTTAAATTCTAAAACCCATTGACCATCTTTTTGATACGCATAGCAGACATTTTTATCCATTTTAATTAATTCCTATAAGTAATAAAGCTGTTCTGAATTCAGTAGGAAATTCACCCAGATCTTTCGATTCCCATTTGTCGGTTGTGCTTTTCCACATACCATAACGACTATCTGGTTTTGAAGTATCAAATCGTGTATCCACTACATAACAATCATCAGGAAATCCTTCCTTGGCTATCAAATCTTCGAGAAGATTAATCTCATTATTTTTCCATACATAAATAAGAGAATCATGTGAATTAAGTTGGCTACTTAAAGAATGCATAAGAGCATTTAAACTCGTGTTTATGTTCATATGTTTATACCTTTCAAAAGGAAAGTGGTTTTAATCAATGCAGGAACCTTATAGATATCAACAGGATTGAATCTAGGAAAAGGATTATTCTCATATACAAACCAAGTGCAGTAATAAGATAAATCAGTGGAGTCAATATGCTGAGTCATACAATAAGAACCTAATACAGGTTTCTCTAATACTCTAAAAGCGTCATCAGTTTCTATAATGGTTCCATTTGGATTCCATACAACGTATCTATACTTATTAGCCATTGGTTTACCCTATAAGAAGTAAGAGTGTTTTTAATTTATCTGGGATTTGTGCTGGATGTTCTTCTTCGTATGGATAAATAATCTGACCTGCATTATTTATGATTTTATTCATTTCAACATCTGTTCTTATGTATGTTCTACAGTAGTCTTTATTTCCGGCTACTTGACATACGTATTCACCTTGTAAAACAAAACCATCTATGTATATTTCACCTAAATGAGATTCCTTTATTTCTCCTGTTTTGACACTCACTACATAGTATTTTGGTTCCATGCTTATATCCTTAAAAGTAGAAACTTAGTTTGAATACTCTTAGGTACTAAGTTTGTTGGTATAGGTGTAAATAGCTCAGGGTTTATTAATCCCTTTGCATTTCTAATATTCCATTGAGCATCGCCATTTTCATGCATATATACTGCGTAAGTATTATCCACACTTTTAGTTAAAACCTCTTCTGCATTATTACTAGTAAAGTGATCACCGTTAGGCTGGAATACATAGAATACAAATTCATTAGAATTACTCATGGTTCATACCCATATAAAAGTACAGTTGTTTTCATGGCTTCAGTTACTAAGTGTTTAGTTTTCTTATCTATATCTTCGTAATTAGTTTTACCTTTATCTGAATAAACCCAATGAGATCCATAAAAACTAGTTTCACTGTTATAGACTAAAACTACTCTTTCTCTTTCTGGTTTAGCTTCTCTAATCCACTCCATTTTAGTAAGTACTCTATGAGTACCATCTTCAAGAAATATAATGTAGATAGGTCCTTTAGTATTCATAACACTCCTAAGAGTAATAATGCTGTTTTAAATTCAGATGGAACATCTGCATCAGGTGCAAACACAGTATCAAATTCTTTGTCATCACGTTCCTTAATTAAACCAAAGAATCTATATTGACCATCCATAATGTATGTACCTGGTATGTACCATTCATACATATGCATAGCTAAACCATCATAAGGATAGCTAAAGACCTTGCCTTGAAACCATACGTAAAGTAGGTGCTCTTTTCTATTTGAAAAATAAGATGTCATAGGGCTCCTAATAGTAGTAATTGAGTTTTAAATTCATTAGGAACTTTTCTGGTTTCATTAGGATCATCTTCATAAATACTTTTGAAAATATTGAATTCAAAACCTTTATCAGGAAGTGGACTAGCAAAGCTATTCCTATATTTATTAAAGCAAAAACAGTTAAGATCTACTCTCATTTTTGACCCATGAACAAGATAATCATCAGCTACAATTAATTCATTTTTAAACCAAAAGAATAATCCTTCATCTTCTTTCATATAATCCCCATTAATAAAAGTCTTGTTCTGAACTCAGTAGGAACTACTCTATCTATATCTGCATCATCTATATGAAAAAAAAAAGTATTAAAGGCATATCCCGCAGTATTCTTGGGAGAAATAAAATGTCTCCTTAATACAGAATATCCAATGCAAGAAGTATCCTTTCTCATATCAGAATCATTATCAGGGAATGAAGTTCTTTCTATCAATTCACCCTTGTACCAAAAGAATAATATAGTGCTCATTACATCACTCCCATCAATAACAATTTAGTTTTGAAATCAGCTAGAGCATTCTCAGAATATTTAACGTGATAAGCTCTAGATGCTATAGGCGTAAATATATTATCGCGGTTAGATACTTCAAATCTATTTGCTGGTTTATGATAAGCAAGAATACCTGTTTCTCTATACTTCATAGTTAATGGATAATGTTCATGAGCACTAATCTCTCCATCAATATAAAGATAAATATTTGTGGTCATATAAATCCTAACAAAAGTAACTGTGTTTTAAATTCTTTAGGTACTCTATCTTCACGAGCAATTATGAATATAATTCTATTTTCTTTACTACCAAATAAGCTTTCATATTCACGACGCACACCCACTAAAAAACAAGAGGTAGCACAGTCATATACATACTGTCCTTGGCTTCTTAATCTATGATGTTGATCAGGCATTTCATTAACCTTAATAACCTCATCATCCACAAAGAAGTACTTAGGTTTATTATCTGAAAGATCCCGATAGCCTATAGTAGTGCTATTAAGAATCCTTCCTGTATCAACACCATAAATGCCTAAGCCTTGTATATAGCCTAAAGCATCAACCGACAAACTAACACCGTCTTTATCCTTATCATTATTCATATCGTATAAACCCCTTCAATTAGTTCTTCATTAGCCAGCTCAACCATAGCCTTCTTAAACGGAGTACCTTGCGTATTAAGGTGATAACCTTGGGAATATATTCTTCCTCGTTTATCAACTTTATGAGTCAAGTAGAATTCATTGGATTGTTTTGCAATCAGTAAATAAAAGGAATAGCTCTGCTTCTTGAATACAAGCCATTGGTCACGTTTTTCTTGTGTGTCCAATACAGAAGTAGGGTTTTCCTCAACATGGCTTAGAAAGGCTGTATCAAGCTTTAAACATACCTTGTTCATTTTGTTTATTACATCCAAACATAATTCACCGGTATGATGATTACCCTTACCTAAAATGACAGAGTCATTATGAGTAAGGTAACCACTAGTAGAGTTATTGGTAACCTCTAAAGGTTCACATAACATTGGTGGTAGGAATTGAGTATTGATAATGAATTCCATCATCTCATCTGGTAACTCAATATTAGATTTAATCTCTAATGAAGAGAACTTAGTACGTTTGAATATATCAAATACATCTGTATTACAAAGCACAGCTAATAGCTCTGCAATAGTTTTGATTGCATCTGGTTTATCACTGAACTTTAATCTACCAGCCATCTGAGCTGATATAGATGTAAATAATTCAGGAGTAACACAGTAAGCAATACCTACATAGATATCAATTACAAGAGCATGTAAATCCATACCTTCTAACTGTTTAATACGTGCATTCTTTGTAGTGTAATAAGCCTTACTCATATACTTTTCAATGAGCTTAATACCTTGTTCTGTTTTATTAATTAAATGATCGTTTGATTTAATAAAGGAACGTATATAATCATCTATATGTTTACGGTTATATTTCATCTCTACTGATTCTTGACGCACAACTTGCAGCATGTTATCCATGTCAACTGTCCTTTATGAAAACAAATAGCTCCCATAAGGAGCTATTATGACTTGATTGGTTAAATTAATTATTCGAATTGTTCAAGTTTTTCTTCTATCTTATCTCGGATAAGCGCTAACTCTGTCATACATTCAGCCAAGCTGATAGTACCGAACGTTACCGACCGCATAGATAAGAATGCATCACGTAACAAACGATGACCATAACTAGCGTCACGTAATACTTGAACATCCTCAAATTTATCTTCTTCCGTTTGATATTTGGTTTCAAGATGCTTCAATAAAGCACTACGATAACCATCAAACTTCTGTAGAGATACTGGCATAAATACTCCTATATATTGATATTGATTGAGTTATAGAGCTCATAAACAAGGGTACGGAGTACCCATTGCTTATACTGAACTCACATGATATTGAAGAACACAAACGAGAAAGAAGAAGAAAGGATTACACCAACTAGCATAATTAAACTTACATGCACAGCTAACTTATTCTTCTTGAATCTGTATTCAAATGCTTTCTTTTCAGCATATCGTTCAACAAAGAAATAGAAACCCATGAATATACCCAAAGGTATAAACACGATAAATAGGAACTGCAATATAAATAGATTGTTAAACATAATTACTCCTATAAGAATATGGCCATAGCTATTACAGCTACGATTACATTGCATACAATATTGGTTATAAAGAGAACTCTGTGCAATGACATTAAGTAAGGAGCTACTTTAGTCATTAGCATCACACGTTCAATCGGATCTAATGGACGTTTAGGAACTCCCATCTGTTCAAATCTATTGAACATCATTTGTTTTCTCACAAAGCTGAAGAAGAACAAGAATCCTATCTGTGCTAGTCCACAGGTCAATAATATATAAACTAAACTCATTTTATTACTCCTTAGAAGATGGCTTGTATTTGCCAAGTGTTAGTTGTGTGATCGTTAAAATGTATTGCATTGAAACCCTTACCAAGTAAGGTAGAAGCACCAATGATGGCAGAAGATTTATCATGAGCTATCCACGTAGCATGTGTTGCTGAAAATTGAATACACATCTTGGTTTGATCTTCAAGCAGATACTCAACCTTCAACGTATTTGGGTTTTGATTCATATTAATCTCCTGATTGTGGATTACTACTACCACAGTGAGCACAGCAATATCCATTAGCTACAGGCCAATGACAATGTGCACACGCATATATGGTTGGAGCATATCTAAAAGCTAAACGTACTCGTTGAAGTTCATATTCTTCCTCTGTTGGAGGAGTAGGTAATTCAACATTGGGTTGATTATTCTGATTCATTTGATACTCCTTAATCTTTAATAGATAGAACCTGTTCAATGATAGTGTCACCATGACAGCGTAATGGTGCACAGAAGCACATCAAATCTTTGCCTACAAGAGACAGTAAATCTGCTTTAGTAATGACACCTTTAGCAATTTGATCTTTGAACCAAACTGCGTGTTTATTACATACATCATCACGATTACCATCTTTACCAATAACAAATGGATTACCCCATTTGCTACCACGTCCGATGTAGACAGTAGTGTAAATAGTCTCTTGAGTTACTGTATGTTTATATTTATTTACTACTCTCATGCCAAGGCTCCCATATCTTCATCTAATTGATTATAGACATTAGTAACATGCTCTAATGTCATACTCAATACATCTGCTGCTTCTTCCGCAGACATACAATTAACCCACGCATGAGTTAACTGATCGTTTACAGAATCAGAGAACATAGGTGTTACTGCTACGAGTTCATTTTGCATATTTATCTCCTTGGCTTCAATAAAAAAATATCCAATGTCCTCATAAGAGAACACTGGATATACATTAATACAATTACAAATCGAATGCAGAACCTTCAGTAGGAGTGCTAGATTGGAAATCAATCTTAATCTTACCTACGAAGTTTGCCAGCTTAGCTGCTTGCTCTTCTTCAGTACCAGTACCGAGATATTCAGCCAATGAAACTTCATTGTCTTTGTTACCACGAAGAGGAATAGCACCAACCTTACGTTTACCGCCATCTTTAGTTGGCAACCAGATGTTGATGAAACCAACTGCTTTAGATGCATCACGATCATTGTTAGATTGAGATTGACCATTTTTTGTATTTTGATTGAAGCCCATGATATGTTTCCTTAAAAGATAAATAAATGAAAAGGGTATTGGCAGGATTGCCTTGGATATACCCAGAAGATAATTAGAACAAAGAAGTTCTTTAATTATCCTTACATGCACGATAGTGCCCGTTGATAAAGGAGAAAGGAATTAAGAGTATAAAGAGAGAGAAGAACAAGGAAGAAGAGAATATAGGTATATATATAAATATATGCATTTTAATATCTCCTTATATACTTCCAATAGTATTTATATGTGTATAGAACTATGTGTATAGAAGTATATAAAGGAGAGAGCACTATATAGTAACTACTACAGAAGATAGATAGATAAAGAGAGTTTTATCTATTTGTTGTAATAGAGTTATTAATATAGAGAGGATATATAAGGAATGTTAGTATATATATACTAAATAGGTATATCGGGAAAGTATCGTTTAGAGATAATAGTAAGTAGAAGTATGTTAGTCAAGTTGATTATTACTATCTATTACCTAACTCTAATAGTTTTTACCTATATAGGTTAATCTTATATATCTATCTGTCTATAATGTGTAATGTGTAAAGGTTTTATGTGTAAAAAAAGGTATAGTAACCCCGAAGGATTACTATACTTAAGACTATGATTGAGACTTGGAAGCTCTTACTACAGGAGTAGAGAGATTAAGAGTACGAGACTCTTCATCCAGAGACTTCTGAAGCTTGAGAGTGGTTAACTTAGCACGTTGAGCTGCTATAGTTAATCGTTCTGCTGACTCAGTACGAAGGATGTCACGATGATCTGTAGCCATCGTTTCAATTATCTCACCACCAATGGCGAGACCTTTGCAGGTTGATTCAACACCTTTCGCTGCATAAGTAGCAGCAGAGAACATAGTAGTGAAGAACATAAAGAACTGGTTGATTGCTTGTAACATGGTATAACTCCTAGCTAAGGATTAAAGGCACAATTGCCATACACGTCCGATAGGACAAGAAGAGGTATGGGGTAGGTGGGGTACATACGTACAGAAATAAATAATGGGGGGGGGTTACTTACCAATTTGATTTGAGTAAGTAAGTTACTTCATTCATACCCATTTTATATTTTTTATCAAAATGCAAATGTTAATTTTAAAATAATAAACTAAGTTACTACACTTATACCCATATTATAAAAATTCCTATAACCTTCGTTATAATTTTAATAATAATTTCTCCTATACCTTTCATTATCAATATACTAACCTCTATTATTCTCCTTGTTTTATTGGTTTGGTTTACCATATACTCCCGATAGATTAATTAAGATACTCTTATAGGAGATGGAAATGAGTACTACACCAATGATGGTAGGAACTACTGAGTTACTTACTGTGGAACAGTTTAAGATAGCATTACCGGATAAGGTGAAGAAGAGTGTTAATCAAGAGTTGATTGATGCAGTGAATGCTACGTTAGGTGACCCTGAGATGTATGAGACTTATAGGGATAACCTATTGAGCTATACCAGGGTAATGGCTGATGGTAGGTTCAAGATTAGTAATTATGTTGAAGCAGTTAAGTATGTGAGTCATAAGTTGATGGGGTGTAGCAACATTGATGCTTATGTGAAGACGTTTCCGGTTAAGTATCAGAACTTTTTGAATCAAGGGGTAGCTAGTAAGGATATTGCTAGTTATGTGACTGCGTACAATAAAAGTAAGTTGGTTAATTTAATCTTTGAACAGACGTTGATTCCTAGTTATGTGTTGAATCAGGATTTGTATCAGAAGGCTTTGAATGTACAGGCAGACTTGATGGTGAATGCTAAGAGTGAGAAGGTAAGGTGTGATGCAGCTAACTCATTGTTGACTCAGTTGAAGATGCCAGAGGTTAAGAAGGTTGAGTTGGATATTGGTATTAAGGAAGATAGTTCTATCTCGAGATTGAGAGAGACTACTATGGAGTTGGCCCGACAGCAGAGGTTGATGGTTGAGAGTGGAGCTATGAATGCACAGGAGATTGCACATAGTAAGATCATTAGTGATGTTGAGTTTACTGAGGTAAGTAATGGATAAGGTCATTATGTATTATTCCGATGGGTCAAGAGAAGAGAGGGATAGATCCCTTCATAGTACAAGATTAAGAAACCAAAGACCTGTAAGTATTCATTTCTTGTCTGAAGCTAGTCAGGAAGAGATAAGGAAGGCTTCCTATGCTGTGACTCCTTTGGGTGGGAAAGTATTTGTATTAGATAAAGAAGTAACTTCGGTATAATGCTTTTATTTATTCTGGCTTGAAGGAGAAAGATTATGAGTAAAACAAAGGCATTTGCTTTACCTGATAACTTGATTACGTTGCTTTCTAATGTGGATAAGCAGAAAGGATTTCCGGTTGGGACTATGCTTTCTGTTATGCAACAGGAGGTGGGTGGTCAAGCAGGTAAGTTTATTAATGATCCTTCGGCATATCACTATGAGAAGAATGATGATGGTAAAAGGATTGCTGGACACACTGGTAAGGTAAGTACTGCTTTTGGGCCGTTTGGTATTCTTGAGTCGACTGGGGCTAAGCCTGGTTATGGGGTGGAACCTTTAAAGGATAAGAGTATTGAGGAGCAAGTTAGATTTGCTGGAGATTACTTAGCTGCTAGAAGTAAACAAGCTGGTAGTTTGGTTGGTGGTTTGTCTGGTTATGGTGAGGGTGCTAAGTATGGTCAGCAGGTTGCAGCTAGGGTAGGAGCAAAGCAAGGTGCAGGAGGAATGCCTACGGTAGCTATGAATGAAAGTAAGCCAGTAGCTAATGTAAGTGTGCCGGCAGCTCCTATGGAATTCTTATCGGTGAATGGTAATGGTACTCAAGCCTCAACTGTCATTCCAACTGAGATTGCTGCACAACAGTTGCCTGCAGATTACTATCAACAATTAGCTGCTAAGAATGAAGCTCCTGTACCGATGACGGAAGAAGAAGCATGGGCTAGGTTCCAAGCTTCACTTCCTAAAGAAGAAGTTACTGCACAAGATTTGAATTACGGTATTCCTATCATTGAGCAGAATATTCCTAAGTTTAATATGCCACAGTTAAACAGTGTTAGTACTGTACCTAACTTTAGTGCGTTTAAAGCTTGGGGAAGACAACGTGCTTAAGTTTAATAATAAATAGAAAGAACTAAATGACTGATCATGTAGCTGAAGCCCTAGCACCTTGGAAGGTAGAAGATTACCTTAACAGTATTGACTACAATGTAGATCCTAATTATGTTCCTAGTGATTTTGCATTTGAATTTGTTACTTTCATTAAGTTAGTTAATGGAAACCAAGGTGAAGAACATAAGACTCCTTTAGTACATTATAAGATGTTGGATACGATCACTAATAATGGGAAGAGGATTATTAATCTATGTCATCGTGGTGTTGCTAAGACTACTTTGATGGGTGAGTACTTGTTCTTGTACATTGCTACTTATGGTGAGATACCTGGCTTTGGTAGGATTGATTTGGCTTTGTATGTATCAGACTCTATTGAGAATGGTGTAAAGAATATGAGGAAGAACTTAGAGTTTCGTAGAGATAACTCTGACTTCCTTAAAGAGTATATTCCTGAGTGTAGGTTTACGGATATACGCTGGGAGTTTACTAATGCAGATGGTAATGTGTTTATTGTTAAAGGTTATGGTGCTAAGACTGGTGTACGTGGAGCTAAAGAGTTAGGTAAGCGTCCTCAGTTAGCAGTACTAGATGATTTGATTAGTGATGAAGATGCTCGCTCTGCAACTGTCATTAGTGCTGTAGAAGATACAGTATATAAAGCAGTTAACTATGCGTTACATCCTACAAAGAACATGATCATTTGGAGTGGCACACCTTTTAATGCAAAAGATCCTTTGTATAAAGCAGTGGAGTCGGGTGCATGGAGTGTTAACGTATTCCCTGTGTGTGAAGTATATCCGTGTAGTCGGGAAGACTTTAGAGGATCATGGCCCGATCGTTTTACATTTGAGTATGTGAAAGATCAGTATGACAATGCTGTGAAGCTGGGGAAGATTGAAACGTTTAACCAAGAGTTGATGTTACGTATTATGTCTGAAGAAGATCGTATGATTCAGGATGGAGACATTGCTTGGTATAAAGTTGATGCAGTGTTACGTAATAAGAATAAGTTTAACTTCTACATTACAACTGACTTTGCTACGAGTGAAAAGCAGAAGGCTGACTTCTCTGTGATTAGTGTATGGGCCTATAACAATGCTGGTGATTGGCTTTGGGTTGATGGTATATGTAAGCGACAGTTAATGAACAAGAACATTGATGATTTGTTTAGATTGGCTCAAGCATATAAACCACAATCGGTAGGTATTGAGGTAACTGGTCAACAAGGTGGCTTCATCTCTTGGATTCAGGACCAGATGCTAGAAAGGAATATCTACTTTCCTTTGGCTTCAGAAGGTAATGATTCTAAGCCGGGCATTAGACCTAACACCAATAAGCTTGTTAGATTTAACACAATGGTTCCCATGTTTAAGGCTAGAAAGATATTCTTTCCTTCAGAAAAGAAGACTGACCCTGCTATTGCAGAAGGTATTAATGAATTAAGTTTGGCCTCAGTCTCTGGTTTTCGTAGTAAACATGATGACTTTATTGATACTATCTCTATGTTGTCATCTTTAAATCCTTGGAAACCATCTGAAGAAGCGGCTATGAGTAAGGAGAAATCTTCTGATGGTATGTGGGAGATTGATATAGATGACCTTGTTGCTGATAGAATATCGTCATATATTGTTTAAGGAAATACTATGAACTTACTAGATGTATTCAAACAACTTACTTATGGTGAGTTATCCCAAGTATCTATTGGTGGTGGTGCTATGGGCCAGATTGATGATACTAATTATGATCAAATAGTTGCCCATATTAATCTTGGCTTGACTGGTTTGTATAAGCGTTTTCATTTAAAAGAAGGTCGAGTAAAGATTAACTTTACAGAGTCTCGTGGTACTTACCCAATCAATAGTAACTACGCTTTAAGTAATGTAGCTTCACTTGAAGTAGATAAGTTCATTGATGATAGTACAGTTGGTTTTAAAGATGATGTACTAAAGATTGAAAAAGTAATTAACACAGCAGACTATGAGTTCCCATTGAATGATGATGGAGACATGAACTCTTTGTTTACTCCTTCAGCTACCGTATTACGTATCCCTGGTTATGTCGATCGTACATTACTCACTGATAAATTAGAATTGGTTTATCGTGCTAATCATCCAATCATCGTTGTAGGTAATGGCGCATTTAATCCAGCTAAGATAGAGTTAGAGTTACCGTACACTCACTTAGAGCCTTTGCTTCTTTACGTAGCTAGTCGCTTCCATAATCCTATTGGTATGGTTAATGAATTCAATGCTGGTAATAACTATGCTTCTAAGTATGAGATTGCTTGTCAACAATTAGAATTATTGAATCTTGAAGTAGACCAAGGAAGCCAACAGAATCGTTTACAAAGGAATGGCTGGGTTTAATATTACTTAACCGGTAAAGCATTCCTTAATATAATTGGAGAATTAAATGACAGATCAAACCAACGCTACTGAAGTAGTAGTTGAGACTTTAACTAATTGGACTAATGCTCCAGATATTAAAGACTTGAAGCAAGATCTTACTGATGCTAAACCTTCTCATGATGATCATAAGAAGAAAGTAAAACTGTGGTTAGATAATTTGAATGTGGAAGGTTCAGCATTAGTTAAGGTATCTGAGAATAGTTCTAAGATTGTTCCTAAGCTTATTCGTAAACAAGCTGAATGGAGATATGCTGCATTATCAGAACCTTTCTTAAGTACAGATGATGTATTTAATGTGAGTCCTATTACTTGGGAAGATAAAGAGGCAGCAGTACAAAACCAATTAATATTAAATAATCAGTTCAATACTGCGATAGACAAGACACGTTTCATTGATGACTATGTACGTGCAGCAGTTGATGAAGGTACAGTTATTACTCGTGTAGGTTGGGATTTTATTGAAGAAGAAGTTACAGAGACTGTACCTGATGTACAGTTTGTAGTTAACGATGAACTTGCTCCTATGTATGAGCAGCTTGATCAGATGCAACTCCAATCTCCAAGCCAGTATCAAACAGATGTACCGGAAGAAATGAAGCAGGCTCATGAGCTTACTAAACAAGAAGGTCGACCTGTTGAAGCTCAGATTAAAGGGGCTAAAAAAGTTACTCGAATGAAGACAGTAGTGAATAGACCCACTATTGAAGTCTGTAATATTAACAATGTAATTATTGATCCTACCTGTATGGGTAATATTGATAAGGCCAGCTTTGTTATTTATAGTTTTGAGTCTTCACTTGCTGAGTTAGAACGAGATGGTAAGTATAAGAATCTTAAAGTTATCCAACCTAGTAATGAATCAATCTTAAGTCAACCAGATCATCAAGGTCCTAATAATTCCAGTGGTTTCAATTTCAGTGATGAACCTCGTAAGAAGATTGTAGTTTATGAGTACTGGGGTTTCTGGGATATTGAAGGTGATGGAATGGTAAAACCTATCGTAGCTGCTTGGGTAGGTAATACATTGATTCGTTTGGAAGAGAATCCATTTCCGGATAAGAAGATTCCTTTTGTGATTACACAATATCTCCCTGTACGTAGAGGTATCTACGGTGAACCAGATGGTGTATTGATTGAAGATAATCAAAAGATTCTAGGTGCTGTGACCCGCGGTATGATTGACATCATGGGTAAATCTGCTAACGGTCAGACAGGTGTAAGTAAAGCTTTCTTGGATGCTACCAATCGTAGGAAGTTTGATCTTGGTAAGGATTATGAATTCAATCCTAATTCTGATCCAAGAGCTAATGTGCATATGCACACCTATCCTGAGATCCCTCAGTCTGCATCCTTCATGGTTCAGCTTCAGAATATGGAAGCAGAGTCATTGACCGGTGTTAAGAGTTTCAGTCAAGGTGTATCTGGTGCAAGCTTAGGTGATGTTGCTGCCGGTGTTAGAGGAGCTCTTGATGCAGCATCCAAGCGTGAGTTAGGTATCTTGCGTAGGCTTAGTTCTGGTATTATTCAGATCGGTCGTAAGCTAATTAGTATGAATGCAGAGTTTTTATCTGATACAGAAGTAATCCGTATCACTAATGAAGAGTTTGTACAAATACGTAAAGATGACTTACCAGGTAACTTTGATTTAAAATTATCTATCTCTACTGCAGAGGAAGATAATAATAAAGCTCAGGAATTGGCTTTTATGTTGCAGACTACGGGTAACAACATGGACCCTAGCCTACATAAAATAATCTTGTCAGATATTGCTAAACTACGTAAGATGCCTGACTTAGCAGAGAAGATAGAGAACTTTGAACCACAACCAGATCCTATGGCTCAAAAGCAAGCTGAGTTACAGATCCAATTGTTAGAGGCCCAGTTACGTAAAGAGTTAGCATTGGCTTCAGAAGCAGAAGCAAACGCCCAACTCACTCTAGCTAAGATCGGAACTGAAGCATCTAAACAAGAGGTAATGAAGGCTGATGTGGATCAAAAGACTCTTGACTTTGTTGAACAGGAATCGGGTGTAAAGCAGGAGAGGGATATACAGAAGGTTGGTGAGCAAGCTCGTAGTCAAGCAGAGTTGAAGCACATTGATCATCAGTATAAGCAGCAAGAACAAGGTTTCGATCTTGTTAAAGAGTATGTGAAAGAGAAGGCTAAAGAGAAATCTAAAGCCAAGTAATTAACTTAAACTAACAGGGGGGAGAAATCCCCCAAATCTTCTATTAACTTTTAGAAAGCAATGGTAGAAAACTATGAGCAATTCAAATATTGTACGAGAGCTAGAGGATAATATCTCTAAAGCCAAAGAGATGGTTGATATGGGTAAAACCTTAGAACGTCTCAGTAATAACAAGGACTTTAAAGATATTATTTCAAAGGGATACTTTGAGAAAGAGGCCATTCGATTGGTTCATCTTAAAGCTGATCCTAATATGCAAACCCCAGAACGACAAGCTAATGTAATCCAACAGATTGATGCTATTGGTGCATTGAGTTCATACCTTAATATGGTATTTTTCAATGCAGACAGAGCAGCTCAAACTATTGATGCAGATCAGCTTACAATTTCTGAGTTGTTAGAGGGAGGTGAATAATGTCTACCAAAACTAACTTCTTAGAAATGTCTGATGAGGACATTGCAAACTTTGATCCTTCTAAATTAGTTGTAGAGAGTTCTACAGATACTTCTGAAGATACTTCTGATACTTCTCAAGTAGTTGTTGACGAAACATCTGAAGAAGATAATAATGCGGATAACAACGATACAGATGACACTGATTCAAGTACTACAGAAGATAATACTTCTGATACCGCTGATGAAGAAGAAACTGAATCTAAAGATCAACCAGTAACTGCTAGTAATACAGATGAAGATGAATCAACTGAAGCTAAGCCAGAAACTGTTAAGAATAAACCTGTTGAAGCTCAAAAGGAAACTCCTAAAGAGACTCCTGCTGAAACAAAAGAAGTAGATTACAAAGCTGTCTATGAAACGATCTTTCAACCATTTAAAGCAAATGGAAAAGACTTTAAAGTAGAGAGTGCTGAAGAAGCTGTAACACTTATGCAAATGGGTGTTGGCTTCAATAAGAAGATGGCGGCATTAAAACCTAACCTGAAACTTATGAAGATGTTGGAGAATAATAATCTCCTAGATGAAGGTAAGTTAAGTTACTTGATTGACTTGGATAAAAGAGATCCAGCAGCAATTACTAAACTTATTAAGGAAAGTGGTATTGATCCTTTGGGAATTGATACTGAAAAAGCAAGCGACTACAGAGCAAAGTCTTATGCTCCAGACGATCGTGAATTAGAGTTAGATGCTGTATTGGATCAGGTGAAAGATTCGTCTACCTATAGCAGAACTCTACAAGTGATTGCCGAAGAGTGGGATGCTGCAAGTAAGCAAGCTGTTGGTAATACTCCGGTATTGGTAGAAGTCATCAATGACCACATGCAACGTGGTATATATGACATTATTAAAACTGAGGTAGATCGACAACGTGTTTTAGGTCGTTTGAATGGTTTGAATGACATTAGTGCCTATCGTGTAGTTGGTGACCAAATTGAGGCTCGTGGTGGTTTTGCTTCCCTTAGCGCAAAAGGTAAGGGCAATACACAAGAGACTGTGATAGTTACACCAAAAGCAAAGGTCAATGACGTTGAACTGAAAAACAAAAAGCGAGCTGCAAGCTCTACAAAGCCTGCTGCATCTTCAGGTTTACCATCGGACTTTAATCCCTTGGCTTTATCTGATGATGAATTCAGCAAAATGGTTAAACCTGGTTTTTTATAATCAACAAACGAAAGGTAGTACATCATGACTATTAAGTTTAATACAGGTGGTGCAACATCCACCATGAGCCCACAACTGGTAAATGAGTTTTATCAAAAGCAAGCATTGATCGAAGCTCGTAAAGAACAGTACTTTACACAGTTGGCTGACGTTACTTCCATGCCTAAAAACATGGGTAAGAAAATCAAACGTTACCACTACATTCCTTTGCTGGATGCAGCTAACATCAATGATCAAGGTATTGACGCTGCTGGCGCAACAATCACTAATACAAATTATGAAGTTCGCTTCACACGCAATGTATTGACTGCTGCTAATGCTAGTAAAGCCGCTGCTGTTACTGCTATCAATGACAACATCGGTGCAACACTGGTAGCTACTGCAGGTGCTGATAGTTCTGCTTCTGCTGGTTTCGCTACTATTACTTTGGTAGGTAACTTGACTGCTTTGTATTTGAACTCTGCTAAAGCAGCAGCCGTAACTAACGTTGCTACATTGGGTGCTGAATCTACTCAACGTTCAGGTAACTTGTATGGTTCCAGCAAAGACATCGGTACTATCTCTGGTAAGTTGCCAGCATTGTCTGAATCTGGTGGTCGTGTCAATCGTGTTGGTTTCAAGCGTAAAGAACTTGAAGGTACTTTCGAGAAGTTTGGTTTCTTTGATGAGTACAGCCAAGAGTCTATGGACTTCGACTCTGATGCAATGTTGTGGGAACACATCAATCGTGAGATGATCAGCGGTGCTAACGAGATGACTGAAGATGCTTTGCAGATTGACTTGATCAATGCTGCTGGTGTTATTAAGTATGCTGGTGACGCTACGATGAATAGCGATATCGGTGCAAACGACGTAGTTACTTATGGTGACTTGATGCGCTTGAGTATTGATTTGGATAACAACCGTACTCCAAAGCATACCAAGATCATCACAGGTACTCGCTTGGTTGATACTCGTGTATTGCCATCTGCTCGTGTGGCCTACATTGGTTCTGAGTTGTTGCCTACTTTCAAAGCAATGAAAGACTTGCATAACAACCCAGCATTTATCTCTGTAGAGAAGTATGCTGCCGGCGGTACAGTGTTGAATGGTGAAGCTGGTACAGTGGATCAATTCCGTATTGTTGTAGTACCTGAAATGATGAAGTGGTCCGGTGCAGGCGCAGCCGTAACCGGAACGCTTCACTATGATAATGGACAGTTCTATGACGTGTTCCCTATCTTAGTAGTTGGTGATGAATCCTTTACTACTATTGGTTTCCAAACTGATGGTAAGACAGTGAAGTTCAAAATCACTCACAAAGCTCCAGGTGAAGCTACAGCAGATCGTAATGATCCATACGGTGAGACTGGTTTCATGTCTATCAAGTGGTACTACGGTTTCATGGCTTTGCGTCCAGAACGTATTGCTCTGATCAAAACTGCAGCATTGATGTAATAAGATGTAAGTAGTAGGGAGGGATCTTCGGATCTCTCCTAATTTTTTAATCTAAAGGAAATCGCAATGTCTACTATTGATAACGACGAAACACTACCAATCCCTGATGAGTTAACCACTCTTAAACAACGTGCAGATACTTTAGGTATTCCTTACCATCCTTCGATTGGTTTGGAAAAGCTACGTGAAAAAGTTGCTGCAGCTATTGAAGGTAAGCCTGAAGTAGATGACTCAGCAAATACAGATGCAAATGTTTCTCCTGAAGTTACAGAACCAGTTGAAGAAACTATGGAACAACGTCGTGCACGTAAACGCCGAGAGGCTACTGAGCTTATTCGAGTTAACGTTACTTGTATGAATCCAGCAAAGAAAGAATGGGAAGGTGAATTGTTCACTGCAGGTAATTCTTTAGTTGGTTCCCATACTAAGTTTGTGCCTTTCAATACTGAAGATGGTTGGCATATTCCCCGTATTCTGTATAACCAGATTTCTCAACGTCAGTGTCAAATCTTTGTAACTAGTAAAGACTCTCGTGGTAATAGTGTCCGTACTGGTAAATTGATTAAAGAGTTTGGTATTGAAATCTTGCCTATGTTGACTCAGAAAGAATTAGATGAGTTGGCCCGTAGACAAGCTATGAGTAACAATACTGCTGATTAATATTAACGTTTAAAGCCAAGGTAAACTATGCCTACAATTGCCCCTATTACTCTATCAAATCTAACCGAAGCCGAAGTAACTGGTAATGGTGTATTTGACGTTTTGATGAAAGCTAGTAAAGCTCATCTAGAAGAAGAGTTTAATAAGAATCGTATTAGAGGTCCTGAGTACTCACAAGTTTATCTTGGTTCATTAACTGCAATACTAAGTGCTTCAATACAGTTCTTACTTCAAAAAGATAAAACGTCTCTTGAAGCAGACTTATTGAATAAGCAGATTGAACTAGCTACTGTAGAAGTACAGAAAGCTCAAGCTGAACTAGCTATTCTTCAAGCTAATCTTAATAAGATTCCTGCTGAGATTGCTTTGCTTGAACAGCAAAAGTTAAACTTACAAGATGAGTTGCTTACTAGTGCTATTCAACGTAATAAGATTACTCAAGAGATTGATAATTTAGTTGCACAGGAAGCTCAGTCAGTTGCTCAGAAGTTGCAGATTGAAGGCCAAACACTTTTGATTGCGCAACAGAAGTTGAATGCAATTACTGAAGGTACAGTACTGGTAGCTCAAGAATGTAAGTTGCGTGCTGAGTATGATGTTCTTATGTTGACCAAAGACAAAACAACAAGCGAAACAGCATTGTTGAATCAGAAGTCTGCAACAGAACGTGCACAAACTACTTCTACCGGTGTTGATGATAACTCAGTAATTGGTCGACAAAAGACTCTGTATGTAGCTCAAGCAAGTGGATTTAAACGAGATGCAGAACAGAAGGCAGCTAAGATTATGATTGATTCTTGGAGTGTTCGTAGAAGTACAGATGAGGCTACTGCTGCTTCTGCTACTAATAAGTTGGATGACACTTTCATTGGTCAAGCAGTACAATCAATGCTGACCGGTTTAACAGCAGTGTAGTAAGAAATAAATAGGTACAATAGAGGGGGCTTAGGCTCCCTTTATTATTTAAGGAGAATATCTTGGGATTATTCGGAAGCAAGACAAAAACCACAGTAGCTACAACTACGTCCAGGGTAATAGAAGATGCCTTAGTACCTAATTCTATTAAGACAGGATTGCTTAAATCCTTATTAGAGAATGGAAATACTGTTGATTATGTAATGGAAGAACTAGTAGGTTCTATAGGTTCTAAAGCCAATAGAATGTATAAGTATGCCAAGGATAATTACACTCATGGTTTGCCTTCAGGTGCTTACCTCCGATCGAATGATTGTAAGGATGAAGTACAAGCTGTTCTATCTTCCATAGAAGGTACAGCTATAACGACTACTTATTGTCATTATGGCCCACCTAACTCATCTCATATTGGTTGGCTTAAGGCTATTGAGCTTTATGGTTTGAATACTACAACCAATGAACTCACAGTATTGACTACAGCTAAAGCAGGTAAGAAGTGCTACATGGTAGATCTGCAGGTTGTTGTTCCTGCTGCTGACATAGACAAGATCAATCCCAAAGCCATTGAACAATGGGGAACCTCTCCTAGTGTGGGATTTACTCCAAAACGCTCTATAGGCTCTCTAAGCCTTTCCAACATTGGTAAGTATTCTGCTGTTATTGCAGATGCTGGTGCTACTGAGGATTATTTTAAGCTTACCTATGAATGGATGGTTGAAACCACAGAGAATGGGATCACCAAGAAAGCTTACTTTCAGGAAAGTGTTACCTTTCTTAATAATTCCTATGAAGATGATGCAAATTACTTCCAAGCCAGGTATGTAAAGAATGGTTTACCTAAGTATTTTATGTACAAGGATGACTCCGGTACACACCCATCTTTAGATGAAGTGTTTACAACTGAAAATACAACTGCTGGTACGTTCTTTCCCTTTGCTTATCTGAGATTAAACAAAGCCTCTGTCATAGCTAATAAAACTACCCCTGCTTACCTTACTTCTAAGAAGATGGTGAAGTACTTAGGTATGGATTATGATCAGCTTGGGGAGGGTGTTGACGCCAATCCGGATATTGCAGATGTAGAGCAAGCCATAATCATGATGGCAGTGCCTGCAAACACAGAAAACAAAGCAGAGATACGTTATTTATTTGATTTCTTTAAGTCTTTACACAGTGCTTTACCTACAACTACGGTAAATGATCCAGTAAGAGCTGAGACCTTAGGTGTTGCCGGTATTTTATCTAAGCTTTTAGGTAATACAAGTGTACCTTCCTCAGCTATGGTGATCCAAGACAAACAATTTAAGATGACTTTGGCTCATTCCGGTATCTTTAGACGACGTTTAGCAGGTTCTATAGGCCCAGTAGGGTTCTGTAACACTACGGTGACCACAAATATCTCTACAACCACGTTTAAAAACTTTGCTGGTAGTGTAATAACCAATGACACACCACTTAAATCACACATTTATAGAAGACAGACTTCATTAAATACATATGAAGAGATTCAAGTAGCAGATTTGAAGGTTACTTACTTTATTTATGGTAATTATTCAGTAACTGCTGATGAAACAGATGACATACTATTGATTCCAGTAGATAAGGCTATTACAGACGCTTATCCATTAAGGTTAAGAGAAGAGTTGCTATCTAGATCTTTACACTATGTATTCAATAGTAGAGTAGTGACTAAGATTAAATGGTATCAGACAGGTGTATTTAAAGTATTCTTAGTTATTGTAGCTATTGCTATTACTTACTTTACAGGAGGAGCTGCTTTTGAAACTATTGCAGCAGCTTTAGCTGCCGGAGAGTTAACGGTAGTGGCTTTAACCATACTTACTTTAATTATTGAGAATATAATAATTAGTTATGCTTTTAAATTGTTTGTTAAAGTACTCGGAGTTAAACTTGCTTTTGTTGTAGCCATAGTTGCTGCTGTATATGGTGCTTATCAAATGATTGAAGCCGGGTCAGTATCCGGAGCTCCATTTGCACAAGAGTTATTACAGTTATCTACTGGTTTAAGTAATGCTGCTAGTGCTGCTTTACAAGCAGATTTCCAAGATTTATTAGGTGATTACACTAGTTTCCAAAAGGAAATGAAAGAGCAATTAAAGACATTAGATGAAGCCAAAGCATTGCTTGATACTTCAGCTCATTTGAGTCCTTTTGTTATATTTGGAGAATCACCAAATGAATTCTATAATAGGACTATTCATGCAGGTAATATAGGTATTGCTGGTTTAGATAGCGTTACTAACTATGTCGACATAGCTTTAAGATTACCAGATATAAACGATACAATTAACACAGGAGAATGATATGTCAGGAATAGAGAATATTGATTGGAGTTCCGTACTAGGTAATTACGGTAATACTAATCCAGTTTCCAATATGGGTTCTAGTGCTCTAATGAGTGGTAACTATATGCCACCTTCTTTATCAGGAGAACTAGGTAACATGAGCAGTTTAGGATTGAATTTAAAATCGCCTACTTTTGCTCCTGCAGCAGCAGGAGGTAACTGGTATGACGGTATGATGGGTAAAGATGGTAAACAAGGTTGGGGTGGTATGGCTTTGAATGCTGGTATGGGCCTAGGCAACTTGTTTATGGGTATGAAGCAATATGGTTTAGCTAAAGATACCCTTGCAGAGAACAAACGTCAGTTTGCTTTGAATTATGGTGCACAACAAAAGCTTACTAATTCACAATTAGCAGATAGACAGACTGCTCGTACTATAAGTGCCGGTGCAGGTCAAACACAGTATGAATCCACTGCTGAATACATGAAGAAATACGGAGTCTAATATTATGGGAAATCCAATTACATGGCGTACTATTATGGGAGCTTCTCCTGCTGAAGCAGCAGCTCCTTTAGAGTATGCACGTCGAGCTATGAATGATGGCTTTAGTGGTTTGAATAATGCTCTGACCAATTATCAGAAACAACAAGGTGAAGTGTTTAATGAAGGTAAAGCTGCAAACACACAAGCCTTCTATGATTCTATTCGTAGTCAGTTCAAGACTCCTGAAGAGTATCAAGCTGCATTGAATTCAGGTGCATTGGATAACATGCGTGCTCAGTATGGAAACCAGATTGATACAGCGAATACTTCTAAGTTTTTGGATAGTCGTTTAGGAGATCTACGTACAATCCAAGAACAGAATGATACCTACAATCAAGGTATTAAAAATAAGGCCAATGCTCCTATTCTTGATGCTATTAATGCTGCTTATATCAAAGGTGACTTTGCTAAGGCAGATGCTTTGGTAGCTGCTAATCCTGGTATTGGTCGACAAGCTGATCTTGCTAAGACTCGCTTATCTGCTGAAGCAGATATACGTGCTCGTACTCAAGATGTAAACAATTTTAACTTCAATGAAAAGAACAGAACTTTAATTGAAGATACAAAAGTAAATCAATTGAAAGCTGGTAATGTAACTGCTCAAGAACAGTTGAATTCTACTAATCAAAATGTATTAGCTAATAAGATTGTAGATACTATCAGTCAAGAGTATGCAGCTAAGAAAGACACTTTACGCCAAGGTATTAAAGAGCTTAGTTCTAAATCTAATTTTACTGATTATCCTAAAGATAGTTTTGGTAATGTTGATATTTCTAAGCTTACTAAAGATCAAGCAATACTTTGGAACGGTGCACTTAAATTAGCAAAGCTTGATACTCCGATTGAATCTTCTTCTGCTTTAAAAGCCGCTGAAGAACGTTTACGTGCTGCAGGTATTCCTGTTGAACGTACACAGAAATCTATGGAAGTATTGAATAACACCTTAACCAATAAAGCTACTCTTTCTAAAGAAGACCAAGCTGATTATGATTCTCAACGTAACGCAATTATTGCTAATAAAGAGGAGCATAAAAAGTCTAATTTGTTTTACTTTGATGCTAAGACTTATAACACTGAAATAGGTAAAGTATTTGAACGTGTTGATAAAGAGATCCAAGATGGGCCTAGAACTAAAGCGAACATCAAAGATAAAATCAGAGATTGGTCAACTAAAGGTATTGAGTATATTGATGAAGTTACTGGTAATAAAGTAACTCAAATTGTTCCTCCAAATATAATCAATACTGCTTTATCTGCAGGTAAAGAAGCTGATACTACTATTTACAACAATACTGATAATGCTATGGAGTCCTATATCAAACAAGTTATGGGTTCTAAAGATTATAAGGATATGCGTTTAGAAGCTGCTGACTATACTGCTGAGCAAGACAAAGTAGCTTTAAAGAAACTAAAAGAAATATACTCTCCTAAATCTAATGCTATTAATCCTGCTGATTATATAGAACAGGCTAGAAGCAAAAGTGCTGATAGCACTAATGATTCTAAAAAGTCAGAAGAGATTATTAAAGCAGCTCAACAAAAAGAGCTTGAAAAGCGTCAAGAAGCTCTTGATAAGTTAGCTACAGCAAATGGAAGTGGGGTAAAATCAGTGCCTGGAATTAAATATTCAGACTTACTGAAATATGGCAGATAACTAAGGATAGTAATATGGCAGACTTTAATTTTGATGACTACATCAACAAGAAACGTGTACAAGACTTAAACGCTACTACAGACTTCATAGGTAATAGAGTTTCGGAAAGTAAAACAGAAAGGTTGATGCAAGCAGCAAGAGACAAGGAAGCCATCATTGCTAAAGTTGCAGAAGCCAAGGTGCAGAATGCTTCATCTTGGTCTTCTCAATTAGGTGTACAAGATACTCCTGTTGTAGGTACTGCTGTAGATCTTGCAGCATCATTTGTATCAGGAGCTTCTCGTCAAATCGGTAACATTGCTGGTTTGTCCGGCCCTATCATTAATGCTTTAAACGAATCGAATATCACAGATGAGGATAAAGCTGCTGTAGCTCGATTCTTAAAGAACGAACAAACACCTGAAGATATTAAACGACTGACTACTCCTGATGCTCAGGGCAAGACAGTTGCATCTCGTTACCTGGATTCTGCTGAAGTAACTAAACGTGGTGGTAAGATTGATGATACTTTCAATATCTCCAGCATCGTTAACAATACCGATCGAAACCAATTAAATTTAGATTTGTCTTCTGGTTATAAAGATGCTTCAGCTAGTTTTGATAAAGGTGACTATGCCACTGGTATAGGTAAGCTTATCTATCATGCTGGTGGTTCGATCTTATCCAATCCTAAAGCAACCTCAGAATACATTGCAGAGAACTTACCTCAATTACTTGGAGGTAGTATTAAGTATGCCGGCAAAGGTTTACTAGCTGCTTCTAACATTGGTTACGCTGCTGAAGAATATCGTAAAGGTGTTCAGAACTTTATGGACCGTAATAACGGTGCATTACCTTCTGATGCTGAACGTAATAAGATGGCCTTACAAGCAGGTTCATTGGCTTTAGCGGAGCAACTTGGTGAAGTAGGTCAATTAGCTGCTATCGGTAAAGCAACCAAAGCTGCTACTAGTAAAGGAGCTCTTACTTCTATTGGTAAAGCTACTGGTTTAGGCTTTGCAGAAGAAGCTGCTACTGAAGGTTACCAAACCTATATGGAAGGGCAGATTAAAGGTGAACCTACTACTGGTGAAGACATCTATAAATCTGCTGTAATCGGTGGAGCTTCTGGTGGTGGTTTATCCGGAGGTGGTAAAGCTATTCAAACTTCAGTTGAAGGTGCTGCTAAGCTTGCTGATAAAGCAGCTAAACGTACAGCCACAGATGACGCTGTAGCAAGCGCAATTAGTTCAGGTGATACTTCCGTCATCACTGATCCAAAGTCTCCTACATACGCTCCTCACCGCATTGTGGATGTTGCTTTGAATAAGGCTATTAACTCAGAAGTAAGCCAAGAAGAAAAGGCAGCTACCTTTGAACAATTAGATGCTGTTACTGCTGAATTAAAAACCAAACAAGAGAAACTTCAAAAAGAAATTCCTTTGTATGATCAGGAAACAATTAATACTAATAAAGAAGTTATTGCTGCTAATGCAGACACTATTACTCAATACAATGAAGCTATAGCTCAAGCAAAGACTCAAACTACTATTGATGAATTCACTTCTGATCGTGATGCCATTCAAAAGGAAAATGATGAGTTGCAATTCAACATTGATATGCAACCTTATGCTAATCCTAAAGTACGTAAGGCTGCTTTAAATGAAACCGCTAAACAATTAGAGTATCTCGATACTAAACGTACAGAGTTATCTACTGTTTACTCACAAGCTAAACCAGAACAATTATCTTCTTTAATTGAAGAGGTATCTGCACCTGTAGATATTTCTAATAAGGAAGTAGTAGCTTCAAACCAAGCAAAAGTAAATAAGACAATTACACTTGCTATGGCTAATACTGGGAATATGAATGCAGATCAAATCGCTTCATTAACTAGTAATAAGGCCAATGGCTCTACACAAGAACAACGTGAATACTTTGCTTTACATCAGAAAGCAGTAGAGCAAGAAACTAATGCTAAGAATATCTCTGAGGTAGCTAAAGATATCTTTGCCGGTGGTAAAGGTTTTATTGGTTTAGATCAGTATCGTAGAGACTTTGCTTCTGCATTTGAATCTAATGATCAAGCTAAAGCAGAGAAGTTATATTCTCAATTAAACACATTTGCTAAAGGACATACAAGTAAGAAGCGTGCAATGCTCACTGCATTAAACAATGGTGGTGGACAGATTATTAAAGATGCTTCTGGTATGTGGAATGTAGTAACTGAGAAGTTAGATAAAGATAAGTTGAAAGAAGCAAAGGGATTAAATATTGTCCCTGGTAACACAGATAAATTATTTGCTGCTGTAACTGCAGAAGTTAATGCAATACAAGCAGCAACAAAAGAATCTTATGCAGCATTGAATGTATTTTTCCCTGTAGCACAAACCAAAACTAAATCTGATAAAGGAGCAGTAAATGAAACGCAAAGTAATCAAACCACTGAAGCCAAGCAAACAGAAGCGCAAGGAACAGAACAACAACCAAAACAAAACGATGTAGTAGAAACTAAAGAAGCTCCTGCATTCACAAAGACAGATGAACAAATAGCTGAAGAAGAAACCAAACAGAAAGAGGTATCTAAAGAATCAGGTAAGCTTTCTGTATTGGCTTCGGAACAGTATGCAGATAAAACTATTCAACAGATCTTTGATTCTGGGAATGTAGTAGCTGCTTACATTAAGCAAGCAGTTAATGGGCGTCCTTTAGTAGCTGTTAAAGACTTCTTTAATTCATGGAATACTAATGAAGATATAAAAGAATTTACAGGTACAGAAGAGTTAAGTGAAAAAGAGAACTATGCTTTAGATACTTTAAGAGACAACATTAAAGTATGGTCTAACACATTGACTAAGAGTATTAAGAAACAAAACTTAGAAGGCTTAGCTAGTCTAAACAATTTATTTAATCAATTGATTAAAGAAGACAGTACTGTTGATCAAAACTTGGTTGACGGTATGGCTGTTGCTGCCTATATGTTTGTAGGTAACTATGCTAATTATCCTGAGTTCCGTACTGACGAAGAACTTAAGGATATGTTCCATGTTAGATTATCTGACATCTATGAATTGTCTGATGAAGATCTTAGTGACTTCAGAACAATCATGGCTACAGAAACAGTAGCTATAAATGAGTTAGGTAGAATGGCTGCTGATTTACTTGGCTTAAAGAATGTAGACGATCGTGTACCCGCAAACATCTTACCTAAGTTGAAAACAAGCTTAGGTGTGTACATGCTTGACATGCTTGTTAAGGAAGGTGTACTTACTCGTGGTGAAAAGAAAATAGATATTGATTCTCTTGAATATACCAAGGTCATCTACTTAGCTAAAGATTCAGAGGGTAAGTTAAATGCAGATGCAAAACTTATTCGTGATAGTGTTGCCGGTTCTAAAGGTATCTTAGAGAAGACATTTAAAGCAGAAACATCTGTTTTGATGGCCTCTATAGAGCCTCTGAGCTTCACACAAAAATACACTCAAAATACTACACAGGAAGTAGCTAAGCTTACTACAGAGGTTTCTGATAAGCAGGCTAAGGTCCCTAATAAAGTTATTCCTTCTATGTTCAATCTGATGGATGCTTTAGGTAAAGATGCAATTATTCGTATTGCTGGTGGTAAAGACTTTGATATAGATGTGGTTGCTACAGATAATATTAAATCTGTAGAGACAGCTAATGAAGGTTTAATACGTGAATACGAATTGATGTATGAAATGTTTAACTTAGGTGATGAACAAACTCATCCTACTGAGAAAGAATTCTATACATTAAATTCTGTACAAAGATCCGGTAGGGTTGGTAGTAAGACCCGTTCATTGAACATGACTACAAGTAAGATTCATCGTTCAGTGTTTTATCGTCCAAGTTGGAAAATGGCTCTTGATCTTAAAGATACAGAAAGCTATCGCGTATTGATGACTAGCTTAGGTACTTACCTTGGCTTCAATCCTGATACTACTTACTCACAAGATGTTGTTAGTAAGTTAGAGACTGCTATTCAACAAAAAGAAGGTTTACGTAAAGCAGTTAATCTTATCCGTAGATTCAATTATCCTAAGACTGTAGAGGATAGTAAGCTCTTTGATACTCAAGAGAATATTGATGCTGTAGTTAATATTGCTACTGGTGAAGATGGCATGATTAGCTTACGTGCATTAGATACTCTGGCTTCAGTAGTTGAAGGTTGGATTCGTTTAGAAGCAAATCCAGATCAACCTATTAACATTGATATTTATCACACAGTAGGTATTGACGGTAAAGTTAGTGCTACTGGTTTGACTAACGTATCTTATGGAACTGCTGATATTGGGGGAGTAGGTGCACGTACAGGCTTCTATCGTAATATTCTCAATGGGCCTAAGAACTTTGTTGAGTATGCTAATCCTGGTAACAATGATCAGTATCAGCATTTGACAAGTATGATGCTTCGTAACTTAATGAAGCGCCCAAAGAAATTCTTTGAGTTGGATGATAGATTTGATAGTTCTTCTGCTCGTTATTTAAAACTGATCAAGAGTTTTGAATATGTAAATGGGCCGTTATTATTAAAAGGTGAGATCACTAAAGCAGGGCGTAGTTTACCTAAGACACCGTCAACAGCTTTTAAATTTGGTTCTAGTATTTACAGCTTAGTTCAGAAAACTTCTGAAGAATTTATTGGTTCATACAATAAATTTCTTGAGAAGAAAATGACTGAGTATTACAAAGCAAAGAAAGAGAACCCAGATGTAGCTATGCCGGATAGTAAATCTTTGATTGATTCTATCAATGACTTGATTGAATTCTCTTCTGGTAGTGATTTTAGTACATACAAACTTCCTTACATGAGTATGGAAGAATTGTTGAATACCCCTTTATCCAAAGTACAGAAACAACATATTCGTTTTAGTGTTGGTATTACTATGGGTGAGAAGATGGGTCAAACCTTCTCTTCTGAGTTTGAGAATTACATAGTCATGCGTAATGACTTAACTAAAGCTGCAGACTTAGCTCATAACATTTATGAGTTTATGCTTGGTATGAAAAAAGAAAAGCTTATCCAAGATGGTATGGATAATGGTTCGATCGCTTTTGAAACCAAGGTAAATGATAAAGGCGTTTCACGTAGAGTACCCTTGCATGATTTGACTATTGAACAAACTAAGAAGATTGAGAAGATGGTTGCTGCTGCTAGACCAGTAGCTCACTCACCTTTATCTAAAATGGAGAACAACCTGAAAGCAGGTATCTTCTTAGGTAAAGGAGGTATGGGTATTAGCACCAATCCAATTTATAAGAACAATGTAATCGTAAATGGAGAAAAGTACAGTGTAGCTAGTGAAGGTACTACTGTAGTGGCTCCAGGTGCTTACACGTTATCTGCTTTGGTTCACTCATTAGAATCTTCTATCATGATGGAGACAGTAGCTAATAATGTAGAAGCTCATCACGTATATGATGAAATCTTAGTTGGTGTTCCTGATGCTATGAACACAGCAAAAGAAATCAATAAGCATACTGCTGAATTGATTGCTGATTATTCACCGATCGTTGAAGTGTTTAATGTACTTGAGAAAAGTATTCTTACTTTAGCTGGTGAGCTCTATTCTGCTCCTGATCAAGTAGATCAATACTTAGAATCTTTGACACCTAAAGCCAGAGAAAATATTAAGAACCTGTATTCAAAGAGTACTATAAAGAATCTTCAAGAAACATTTGAAGCTTTGTATGTGACTCTTATATCTGGTGAACAAACTAAGCATGAGTACTTATCTACATTAGGATATGTGGATCAATATCCAATGGAAGGAGGCCAACACGTCGTTAGTGATGAGTTCCGTGCAAAGGAAAAAGAAAAGATTTCAAAAGTTGGTTTGAATAAATCAAGATTAGAAAGAGTACGTTCTGCTATAGAGTACTTAACTGGTAATCCTTTTATGGGTACAGAAGTACAAGCAGCTCCTAAACCAGAAGTTAACTTTGCTACTTTAGGTGAACAACAAACTGATTTAGTTGATGCTATTAAATTAGGTTTGAAACCTACTCTAGATTACATCGACTTTAATTCTTTAATGACTTGGGATCTTAATAGTGTTTATTCAGGCATACAAGATTTGTTACCAGAGAATCTTAAACTGGTTGCTGTAACAGAATCTGATGTGATTGCTAGTCGACCAGATTACCCTGTTAATGGTTGGTTTCATATTGATGCAGAAGGCAATCCTACTATTTATATTGATGTTACTTCAGGTACATCAGTAGAGGTAATTGTGCATGAACTTTTACATGCTGCATTAGCTACTACAATCAGAGATGCTAAAACCAATGACAATAGTAAAGCTAGTCAATTCGTAGATGAATTAGAAAAGTTACGTACTAAGTTATTGGCTTCTAAACCTGACTCTAAGTTTGATGCTGCATTAGAAAGTGTAGATGAGTTGCTGTCATGGGGTTTAACTAATACAGAGTTCAGAGATTACTTGAAAACTATTACCTTTGCTTCTTCTAATAAAGGCAGCATAACTAGTGCACTGAGAGAATTCTTAGATGTAATTAAAATTTACTTCTTTGGTATAACTACTCCAGAAAACCAAACCAAGAACAACGCATTAGAGGCTGTGATTATTAACTTTGTTGGTTTGACTGAAGTAGCTGAAAGTTCTTTAACTAAAGCAGAACAGATTACCTTAGCTATGGCTAAGCAAAATCAAAGAAATATCATGAGCTATACAACTCAGGATATCTATGATGCTTTGGGTAAGGCTCATAACGGTGCTACAGGAGCTTTTGACTTTCATATGCGGAGTTTATTGGCTGGAATCGTCCATGCTCTCAGAGGCCCATTTGGTAGTCTCTCTGAAGCAGATATGAATAACCAGACTGTAACTCCATTGGATGTATGGAATAAATCAATGGCTACAGGACAGGCTCCATTAGCTTCTAAGATTGGTGCAGCTAATTTAATTATGTCTGAGCAAGAAAGATTCGTAGCTCAACAGATAGAGGCTGTTATGCAAGATGCAGTATCTTCTCCGGAAGCTACAGTGTCTGCTGCTATGCAAGAACTTATTAAGTTACACAACTTTGCTAAGAACAAATTAAGTCCTAAAGACTTTGTTACCGGTGATTGGGTTACTGCTTCAATAATGGAACAACAAGAAGCTACTCATCTTTATGATTTAATGTTTAATGCAAAGCTAAACCAAAATGGTAAATCAGATTACCTGGCTACGTTTGTTGCTCTTGGTTTAGGTAACAAGAAGATCTTTGATGCTTTAAGTATTCCTGCTCAACGTGCAGTACGTAAATCATTGATAGGTAAAGATATCAATACAACGTTATCTAATATCTTTGAATTCATTCTTAATTTGTATTCAGGCTTAGCTACTAGAACTACTGGTAACTTACAGATCAATGAAAAGATTATGGTATTAACTAATCGTTTAGTAGAGATCGAAGCCAGAAAGAAGAACACATTAATTCAACGTGCTAATGCTAAAGTAGGTGAGCCTTTAGATGTAGCTGGACAAAAGATTGTGAGTGTATTGAAAGCCTCAATAAGTAAATTATTGAAGTCCCACTTCATTCGTAATAATAAGTTTGGTACTGTTCAAGGTGTTGGTGCTATTGCTCGTATCTTTCTTGAAGATCGTATTCCTGATACTTTGGATTTGTTTACCAAAGCAAGGAATGAGTTTGATAAAAGCAAGCACAGTATGTTAATGAACATGATGAATGATGTACGTGGTTATGGCCCACGAGTATCTGCAATGGTTCGTAACGCTACTGCATTGAATGCTGAACGTGAACACATAGCGAATGGCTTAGGTAAAGCAGTACTTGGTGGCTTCTTAGATAATGGTTCTTACTTATCTGATGAAGATCATAGAGTAGTTACATCTGGTTTGTTACGTACAGGTGCTTATACCTTACTTGATAATTATTCTATGGCTGATTTGAGTAACTTGTTATCTGATGATTCTTATCGCACAGGCGAGATTAAGTCTTTAGAGAAACAACTCATTAAAGCTTTTGGTAAGAGAGCCTTCTTCTTTATTAAACAAAGTAAAGGATTAGGTTTTCACATGATCAGCGGTAAGTCTGCTTTAGAAGCTGGGCAATTAAAGAATGCTTTAGTTATTTCTAAAGAAGCCTTATCTACTACTACACCAATGGAAGAAGCAAAACAAAAACAAGCAGAGAAGATAATTGATCAGCTTGTTACATTGTATGCATTCGATTACATGGGACAAAACAAGAGCAAGTATTTGAGTACTTTAGTTAATAAAGAAAACTCACGTACTAATGGTAATGGTTTTGCAGAGCTCTTATCTTTGCATCATAAATTGAATATTGAAGCCAAAGAAAGATTGTTTAGTGATTCACCTGAGCTCATGGTAAAGGGTTACTTGCCAGAGATTATTAATCCACATACTTCTTTTAAAGTAACTACTCTTACTGAAGGTAAAGAATTAATTAAGCAAGACTACGAACAGCATTCAGGTGTGTTTATAGATAGTGCTGATCCATCATCAGATAAGAAGCAGATCTATGTATTAAAAGATGGTGCACCAATGCCTTATGTATCCGGAGCAATCCAATTAGATTCTAATAAATCTAAAGGTACTAATGCTATTGGTAGTAACCGTAATTTGAATATGGATGAAGGTATATTAAATGCTTCTGATTTGGCTTCAGTGAATAATACTAAGCGTAAATTATTGGCTCAGATGTATTCTCCTGCTTCATTACAATGGGACCCAAGAAAAGAAAAAGGTAACTACCTTATTCCATTATTGAATCCTAATATGGAAGTAGTTAACTGGCGTTATGAAATGTCACATCAATTACGTGATTCAATCTTGGAACGTGATAATCGTATTGATCAAGTGATGGGTACTATGGCTGCTACTTCCTTTGGTAAGGATACAGCTAAAGAACAAAATAAAGTGATCGTGGATGCATTAGCTTTGGATTACAAAGAGAACTATGTAACCAATCAAGATCATTTTATTTTTATCTCTAATACGAGTTCAGATAAAGAACTGCAAGAAATTTGGAGATTGTTACCTTATGCAATGAAGGAAGATATTCGTAATGCTACAGGCAGCAATAAAGGTATCTGGGTTCGTAAGAAATATGTATTACCTTTGTTTGGTTTCCGTAAGTATTCTTTGAGTGGTATTTGGGAAAAGGACACAAACACATTAAACCATGCAGAGACAGCATTCAAATGGGTTGTAGAGCATATGCTTACTACATACGCTATTCATTCTAAAGGTATGTTTATTGATGAAGCTGAAGAGTATGGTCGTAAGATGGCCTACATTGTTACTCGTCGTGGTCAACGTGGTTGGGAAGAAGTTGTTTCCCTGGTTAAGGATGTGGTTGTTATTCGTACCGGTACTGTTATGTTGGGTAACATCATCAGTAATATTTCTTTGCTAAAAGCGAATGGTGTTCCTTTAAGTGAATTGATGAAAAACCATCATGTAGCTATTAAGGCATATCGTCAATGGGATGCTAACTCTACTGAGTTGTTTGATCTCAAGTTAGAAAGAGATTTGGGATTTATTAGGGGAGATGCTGCTAGGAAGGAACAACGTATTGTTCAATTGGAAGATGCTATTAACCGTAGCCCAATTAAGAAATTAATTGATTTTGGTTTACGTCCTTCAATTGTTGAAGACTTGTCTGAGATAGATGATAAGTACTCTTATAAGAGTAATTTCTCTAAGAAGGTAGAGGGGTATGTAAATAGAGTGAATCCAACAGTACGTGATGTAGCTAATACGGTATTGGTTACTAGGAACTCTAAGTTATATAAAGCTTTGAGCAAGACTACTCAAATGTCAGATTTTGTTGCTCGTTATGTTTTGTTTGAACACTTAACTAAGCGTGCTAAGAATCCTATGCTTGAGAAGGATGCTGTACATAAAGTGAGTGAAGCTTTCATTAACTACGATGTACCGATGGATAAGAAAGTTCAGTTTATGGATGATATGGGTTTCATTCCATTCATTAAATACTTCTTCCGTATTCAACGAGTATTGTTAGAGACAACTAAAGAACACCCATTGCAGATGTTAGGATTAGTGGCTTTGAATCATTTCTATAGTTCATTGCCTTTAGTAACTGATTCTTCTTTCTTGGCTCATATTGGTAATAATCCTTTCCGTATGGGAGCAGGTCAGATCTTTACTGTATGGGATGACACATTGGTTCTAGATAGTATGGCTAAGTTAATTAAATAAAAAAGAAGAGCCCTCTTTATGAGGGCTCTAATTCAATTAATTACTTGGACTCAAAAACTGATTTAATGATCCAAGCTACAAACCAAATGACACCAACTATAAAAGCTGCTGCCACTAGGAATGCACCTACAGATACTACCAGTAGAAACAATCCAACTAAAATTGAGATTACTAAAATGGCTAATAGGGTGTAACCTATATTTTTAAGTAATCCCATAATAGATTAAGTGAAAAGACTACCGGAGGTAGGAGCTGCAGTAGAATAGCCAGGATCAGCTTCAGTAGTTTCTACTTCTACTTTTGGTTGAGCTGTTACAACTTCAGCAGTTTCTACTGTAGTTGAACCATTTGTAGTTGTTAAGGCTGAGGCAGTTGCTTTAACTACAACAGTAGCTAAACCTGAAGCTTTAATAGTTGGGTCAGTAATAGTTACATCTACAGTCAAGCCACTACCTTTACGGCCGGCAGTAAATTCCATAGATACATTCTTACCTTCAATATTAATACCCTGATCAACTACGTAGTTACGTAGGGCTTGTTCAATTTCAATTTGTTTAAGATTGATATTCATTTCTTACCTTTCTAAGTTTATTTTAAAAATGGCAACATTTGCTTAAAAGCATTTGAAGCCAACCCTGCATAGATTGCTGCAGTAGCATCAGCTTGATGCTCTACCTTGGCTTCACTTATCACCATTACTCCATGTTCCTTGTAACGGGACCAGGGAGCTTCAGGATGAGTTTGTAAAGCCCATTGGATCATTTCTGCTTTGGATGCTGTACGAGAGCCTACAGAGGCCATCTTGACTTCTGTAGGGGTAACTTCAAAGAAAGGAATTCCAGTTGCTCTGAGAGCACCTAGGACACCTACACAGATCCCATATGAAGCCATAGCTCTTGCTGATTGACTTCCTATAGGAACTTCAACAAAGATAGCCTGAGCATTCTTTGCTGCTTCTAAAGCACCTTCACACAATTGCTTTGCGCATTCCAAATCCTTACTGTTATTTCTAACTTGTTTGCCAGTAAGTTCTACCGGGCAAAGTGTACTGACTTGGGATATGCTAAGACCTTTAACCGGGTCATAGTAACCTTGGCTTATTCCCCAGTTACGTAAACTAGGATCAAAACCAACAACACGTATTCCAGCTTGGTTAGTGGACAGTGTCATTACCTTCTCCGGTAACCTGAACTTCAGATTGTGTGGCTTCTGGAACTTCTACAATAATCCCACGAGAAATAGGTGATGTACCTAATTCTGATAAAGCTACTCCCATAGCATATTGAAAGCCTTTTAAGAAATCCCCTTCTAAGAGAATCTCCTCTTCATCATTCAATGTCATCTTAACTCCTGCTGGAACTGCTTTAAGATGAGCTAAGAAAGCTACTTTGTTTGCGTGCCAATCAGTGATTAGATTAATGAACGTACCTAAATCTACTATTTGTGGCTGCTGTGTTTGGTCAACTGTATCCGTCATAATTACACCTAATAAAAATAGTCTCCTAGTTTTACCTAGAAGACTATTAGATTAATAAAACTAACTATTAAGATTAGCTAAACAAACTTGTAGTTGGCTTAGTAGATGCTCCTGCTGCTTTAGGTGCACCGGCAGTACCAGACGCTCCAGTAGCACCTGAAGATTTGTTCTTTGTTTTACCGGTCCACTTAGCAGCCCAAGTTTCAATGAACACAGGTGTTTCTGCTTTGGCACGAATCTCTGAAGTAGTCATGCGATCGCTTGCACGGAATACTTTATCTAATTCGTTTTCATCACGAGTCTCACCTGTTGGATTGTAGTTACCTGCTGCATCCTTAACAGTTTTGTCGACTGTTTGACGGATAACACCTAAGATAACTTCTTTACCTACCAAATCCATAATCATAGGTACTTTTGTAGGTACTTCTGCTTTGGATTTAGCTGAGTAAATTGGGATCACTTTATCTTCAGTATCGAGTTGGTTAATCTCTTTACCTGCAGCAAGCAAAGCCAAACTATTAGCCATCAAGTAACCTGGCAAGTATTTCTTCTCACCTGATTTCTTGTTGATGTAATAGTTGTTACCACCTTTGGCTTTACCAGAGGTCATCCACAATGTTTGACGTAAGAACTGTTTGTCATCATTTTCAAAGTTGACTACCAGACCTACAGCCTCAGAGTCTGCTTTGGTTACATAAGCAGATACAATCTTAAACGTATAAATACCTGAGTCCAGTGGGCCATTACCACCAACTGAGTCTTTTTCGTTTTCAATTGATTCGTCTGATGTGAGTGATTTTAATAGTGACATTTTTTACTTTCGTAGTTGGTTAATAAAAGTTAAGCGTAGTAATCGTGAAGCTTACGCAAAACTAGTTGAGCATTGTTATCAATGAAGGTTTCCTTCGTATCAAACAAGCCTAATGGACCACGTAGACGCTCATTTGTAGTGTCCTTAGTGATCTTGGTTTGGAAGACATACTTAAAGCCAAGAGCTTCTTCTTCGGGTGTGATAACCAAAGAGTCTGATCCATATTCTTTAAGTACTTTCAAAGGTACTTTTTTAGATGCAATGACTACACTGAAATAACTTTCTATTCCATTGTTCTTCAATGCACCTTTAATAGGCACTTTGGTTTCCATTACCATTTCTGACTCGTTGTACGTATCAAGAGTATGTGCGATGAAGATGACACTCTTCTTAGTACGTGCAACTTTTTCCTGCATCAGTGTTTTATAGAACTGAAAGTAATCTCCCCATGCCTTCATTCCATTGGTGGAATTGAGAACAAAGAGAGATTCATACATATCCATTAAGAACGTCAAACTATCTACTACGATAGTATCAATATCATCTCTGGTTTCTGCAAAATCAAAAGCTTCTAAGACCTGATGAGGATCGGTAATTGTATATGATTTAAACTTGTTTTTGAAAGGTAATCGCTTACCTGCTTCACAGTTTAAATACATTACTCTTTCATGGTTTTCCAAATGAATTAAGGAAGCTGACTTACCGGTAGCTGACTTACCACAAATAAGAATTAACTGATCGTTGATGTTATCCATTTATTTTCCTATTCATAATTTTCGTCATCTTTTTCAATTTGAGTTATTACCCAATCCCAATAACCGTTTTGGGTAGTATCTGTATCAGCTATCTTTCTCCATTTTTCAATTGTGTATTCAATATGCCCATTAGGATATTTTGATTCCAGCTCTTGAGCTCCTAAACCCAAATCCTCATAGTCATAAGGCAAATCTGTTTCACGTTCCATTTCATTTCTCCTAGGGACGTTTAGCAATTGCTTTAGCAACTGAAATCATAATTGTTCCTGTGATCTCAGACTCGTCTAACTTGTCTGGTATTTTAGAATTTAACTCAGTTACTTTTGATCGTACATTGTCAAAACTAAATCCAGCATCAGTCAATATCATTGCATAACGCAACAACATATTATTACGGTTACCATCACCAATATTATTGATAACCCAACGTTCTAAGTTATCCATAGATTGTTGAGAATTCAGGAGCTCCTTACGTTCCTCATTCTTACTGGTTTTAGGAATGAATGGCAATGCATCCAATAACTCACCGTCGTTGTACTCAAAGACCCCATCATTAGACATCCACTTACGTGCACGTTGATTAGTCGCTGTATCAACTTCAAATGGTAACCACTCATAAATGTTTGCCATGAACTCTTTATAGTCCTTGGAATCCATTGCTAACTTGTAGTTAATTGGAAGAATAATACGGAAACAATGATCATCTTCAGTATGGCTCTTTGTTGTGTACATCAAGTACTTGTAGTTCTTGAGTAACAGATGAGCTGTCTGCATACTGGTTCCACCATCAACATCTAATACAACAGCGTTGAAACCAGGAATGCAATTATCTTCAGTACGATAACCATTTTCTAAATGGTGAGAAGTCCAATGTAAATTTGGATTTTGAGTAAGGATATGAAGCTTATCAAAAGGTGCAAATTCATTCTTGTAGTTCTCAGCTAACTCTTGACCATAAGACACAACAATTTTATTTATGTCTGTGGCTTCAAGTGTCTCACCTCGTAAGAATTCAATACCATCAGCAAATGATTTCTTGATGATGATATTGTTCTTGTAACCGTAAGCAATAGCTAGACTAAGCATCTCTGCTTTCTGTCCGGCTGCACCACGATAGAAAGGTAAGTCTTCAACCAAATCTGCTTGAGTAACATCACGTTTTACAGACGCAATGTACTTAGCTAATTTAACCCAGTTACGATCACGAGTTAAAAGACGATTGAATGCTTCACCCGATTCTTCAGCAAGTTTAATTGCATGATATAAATGTTGCTCTGTGAGCTCCATTGAATCATCAATAAAAGCATAAGCTCCAGCAAGTTTTAAGGCTTTGAAATAACGATGTGAGATTTCTGCTTTCTTGATTTCTTCATGCTCTGGTAGAGCTTCCGCTTCTCGTTCACACTTCAAACGATATTCGATCAAGAGTAAGCTAGTATCTTTACTCATTGTCAGACGCCTCTTCATATACGTCATGTCAGCAAGTGACTCTAAACGCAATGATAACTGCTCAAGGAACTGATTACTTTGTTGGTTTGCTAAAGCGTTGTACACGTCAATTGGAGATTGTGTAGCTGCCTTAGTTACGCTTCTGCAATAACCAAAGTAGCAACGACGTGCATAACCTGTTTCTAACATTGAATAAAGTTCTTCCTCTGTCTTACTACCGTTAAGTAGTTTAGATGGAGTACCAAACATCATCATGTTAGTTGGTGTACGGCCTACAATCTCTTCATTACGAGTATTCTCAGTTGTGTTCTTGATTAACTTCTGTTTGATATTACCAATGTCATACAGTTCCAAGAACGTATTTAAGACTTCGATATTACCTACTAAGTTTGAACCAATCTCATCAATCTGAAGATTCATAGAACCACCATCAGCCATCAACAGTTTATGACGCATCTGTTTAACTGCTGCTGGAGTACCTGAGTCAAAACTAAAAACCAATGATCCAAGTTGATTGAATTCTCTCTCAACTTTAGTGATCTCTTCGTCTGGATCAGTAGCACTACGATTTGCTCTTTTTATTGCAAGTTTAGGAAGATTGATTTCTGCCAAGGCTGGGAAAGTTTCTTCAGTAAACTTTGTACGGAATAAGTTGATTACTTGGTTCTCAATAATGTTAGTTGAGAATCCCTTACCTGTACCTGAAGGACTTAAATTTAATGCATACATGTTTACAGGGATATCTCCCCGATCATGTGTACCAATAGTAGTACGCATCATTGAAGCTACTACACTAAAGTAATAACCCACTAATACTCGGAAGAATAATGGATTATCGTTCTGTGTTTTGCTACAAAGAATCTCTACTATCTTTTCTGATGTTGGATGATGTTCCATTGCATCAAGATCTAACATGGTGTTTCCTCAGTTAAATGGTTAAATCACCCGAAGCTATGAGCTCATCTTTCTGACTGCAGAGTGCAAATGCAGGACAGTACTTACAAGCTTTAGCTTCCCCTGGAACTTCTTTAACAATGCCTACATGTTTATCTTGTGAAAGACGAATCAATGCTTCCTGCATTGTGTCAAAGTTCTTTGTGCTTCTACCTGATACCTTCTCAGGGTTTTTGTAATATTTGAAAACCTTATCCGATCGCCATAAGTCTTCTTCAGTACATTTTGGAATGTCTGATTCTGGTGCTCCAGAATACTGGTCTAAAAGCTGTAGCTTCTTTTGGATAAATGCCTCTGTAGATTCCAAAGACATTAAATCAAATCCCTGTGTGAATACCGGCTTAGGTGGGTATTCTGGATTGCGAGCTAGTGATGCTTTCCAATCAGTAAAGATATAGTGAATTTCCATCCTAGGTTGAGTAATCATTTTTGGATTAAGCCAACGGTAAATACTTCCTTGTTGAATGTATTTATCTGCGCTTACTTGTTGGGTATATGAGTAAGTTGCTGTTGATTTAAAATCTTGAACTTTACCTTCACCAACAAAATCAAACTTACCTGTTACTGTCCATCGGCCTATCTTCTTAGATAAGCGTTGTTCAAGATAAACAGGTATGTCATCTGCTGTTAGTGTAGCTGGATCAGGATTGATCTTAATCCTATCAATTACTTTCTGAGGATATCCCATAGATAGCATTGCATTTACATGGTTTGTTTTCCAAGCATTCTCAATACCATCATGGATTGCTGCACCTACTCTATTCTTGGCTTGATCAATTAGGTTAACCATTCCTTGTTGCTGATTTAATCTAGCAGCTAGAATGATTTGCCTTACTGGTTTCAAGAGAGTAGTAGTAGATATGGTATTAGGGTCTGAATTGTATTCATAGTTATCTGTAGCTAGGAATACTCCTAAAGCTAAAGGTACTTCTGAAACATTTAGATATCTAGTAGCCATAATTTTCCTTAAAAGATTTTCACAAAAGCGCAAGGATTTGCGCATCAGAGTTTACTCTTCGTTCATTTCTAACCAACGATTCAAAGTATCACGAGCTTCTTTGATATCTTGATATTTGGTTTTATTACCAGTACGCATACCTGATAATAAGAGCTTCTTACTAGCATGTTGAATAGCTCCGGAAGAGTCATCTACGCCAAATAGTTTATGTACTTGGTACACATCAATATGATCTAAGTTAGACACATTTCTGTAGTACTTAGGATATTTATTTGCTGTAGATTCCTTAGCTTCTTCACGTTTTTTTATAGCATGATCTACTATAAGCTCTGAAACAGACCGACTTTCAATATGAGCTTTAGCTATTTCATTAATTCTATTCACAGCTCTTTGACATTCACTACATACTCCTGTTGGTGTAGTAGCGTGTCCACCGCATCCAAAATTAGTACAAGGCCATCCTTGTTTCATAGTATTCTCCTAGACTCCCCGAAGGGAGTCATAAAGGTTAATTAAAGGATTTCACATACACCTGATGTACAAGCTAATTCACGAGTATTGACTGTTGAATCATCTTTCTCATAGTTAGATAATTCAGTCCAATCAAACTCAGGCATCTTAGATAGAAAAGCCTCGTAATCTTCTTTTGCGCATTCAGTGTAAGGAGCTTGACGATATGTATGATCTGAGTAAGGTAAGAAACTTACACCAGCAATCAAATCAAAGTTTTCATATACCCAATTACCTACAGCTAACCACTCATGATCTTTGACATAAATAGTATTAGACACATTATGCTCAGACCAATGTTTTTGAAACATTAAGTAGTGTTCCAATTGTTGAATAGCTGAACGATCATTACGGAATATAGAACCGTCAGGAGCTTTGACAGGGAATGTGAAGATGTCTGTACTATCTGGTTTGACAGCACAATCTTCTACTGGGAATCCTTGTGCACGCATTAACTGTGCTAAAGGATCTTTCTTGTCTGCACGTACAGTACGGAGATAGTAAGGAGCATAACGTTCATGCTTACCTGAAGCACTATCAACTAACTGAGATACAGTGCCTGATGGTTTTACAGTAGTGATAGCTACGGATTGATTGATACCAAGTTTAGCAGCCCACTCTTTATTGACTTCAATAGCATGAGCTTTTAACTCTTCTAACCATTGAATAGATATTGGACCTACATAACTCAATATTTCATGATCCATAATACCTGTGAGAGATACTCCCAATAAGCGTTCTTCTTCTTGGTTTTTCTTCCAGATAGCACGTACATAACGATAGTCTGTAAGCATGGATTGATACGTACCGATGATAGTAGCAATACGTACTTTATCTTTCAGTGTATCAAGTGTATCGCCTTGACGAATAACCACTTCAGATAAGTTACATAAACCAGCACTACGTAATGTAATCTCAGCACATGGGTTGACACCTACGATCTGAGTACTATCACGTCGACCTGATGCAATAGCTTTCTTGATTGCTGCATCACGATTGAAGATACCTCGTTCACCTGATTTGGATTCAATTAAAGATAACCACTCTTTAATGAATACTTCCATACTAGGACGTTCTGTGTAAGCTGCAGAGTTATTAGCTAAAGCTCGTTGTGGTTCTGTTGCCCACCATTGACCTGACTTAGCTCCACGCATACGATCGTCACTGAGGTTAGATAATGAGATCAATGCAGAACGACGTACACCACCTACAACAACAATGCTTGCAACCATGCAAACCAGGTCATGACATTCAATTGAATTGAGCTTACGTCCTACTGCATTTTTAAAGATGCTGATAGCAAACTCAAATAAATCAACTAAAGGTTGTGGGCCTGATGCACGTCCACCAAATACTTTTAACTTCTCACCGGCAAGACGTACTTTAGTCACATCCCATTTAGGAATGTTACCTTCATACAGATGATGGATTAATTCTTTGAATGCTGAAGACCAACCACCTTTACTATCTTTCACATGAATGGTGTGATCAATAGGAGTGAGCTTGTCTTTGATATGAACTTCATTATGATTGGTTTCAGCAATATGTTTAACTGATGCACCAACAACAGGAAGCTTATTAATGAACTGACGTTCAACACTGAAACCAACACCAGTACCACACATACTGATATAAAGTATTTCATCGAATGCTCGTACATTATCTACTGCAATGAATGAGCAATTGAAACCTGCCATTGGATCACGTTCTAAAGCTGGTCCTGCAGTCATCAAAGCACGCATAGAAGGCATTGTGTTTTGATTATAGATAGCATCAAAGATTTCTTGCTTTGGGTAATGAGGGAATTTATTTGAGAAGTAATCTACATATCGCTGTACTGTTTCTGCCCAAGTCTCTCGACGTTGTTCAGAATCTACCCAACGGGCATAACGAGACTTATGAACATACTCTTGTAACTGGGTAGGGAGTTCTGGATGACTAGACATAATTTATGCTTTCTGCATTTCCTGATGTGGTAAAAAAAGAGCCTACATCTCAGGAAATAAAAAGATGTGGCTCCGAATAGGGACAACTATCTTACTTCATTTTTACTGGCTTAAACCAATAAATTAGTAAACTCCTTTGGTTAAAGCATTCCATGAAACAGGGAATAAAGGCTCAATGATTTTATCTACTTGATCAGCTAATTCTTGTATCTCTACTTGAGCATGAGAATCCGATCGTTGATTGTAGAAGTTTGCATAAGCATACAATGAACCTGTCCACACCCAATTGACTTCACAGCCTTGAGGTAAGATGAAGCGAGCTTGTTCAGGGCATACACCGTCAATGATCATGTTGTTATACTGAAGGATAGCTTTACCTGCTGTTTCAATATACTGAGCTTTCCAGTAATCACTACGTTGATGTTGGCCTGCAGAACCTTGTTTAACATTGTCTGCAGATGCTCTGATACTTTCAGGTACATACAATGTAGGAGTTGAACTGATATAACGTCGTGATTCTTCTGACTCTACGAAGCCAATTTTATGCTTGAAGCACTGAACTCGAATAGGTACAGGAGCATTCATACGTAAGGTAATTTGTGGATGACCAAATGGAACCCAATGTTCTGGGATAGAGCGCATATAGACTGCTAACTCATGACGTTCTTCTACTGAGTTGTTTATGCCTATACTATCTACTAAGTTATCCCAAGCTCCTTTAGCCATACCTCTGGCTAAGAACTTAATCAGATTATCATTCTGATCTTTAGTAAAGTTCTGAGCTAATTTACCAAACGATTGTCTAGCAAAGTTAGCTACATCACTATCAGTTAAGTAGTGGTTCTCGTATAATGCTTGCATATTTCTTCCTTTTATATTAATAAGTACTACAAAAAATGAGGTGTTTATGGCAACAGGCCCATCATGTTTATCTGGGGTATGTGGAACCGGTGACTATGCCGGCCCTCAACCAGGTGATCCAAATAATGCAGCAAATTTTACAGCTACTGCAGCTTATGGTGGTATTGATCTTAATTGGTCTCTACCTACCATAAACCCATTTGCTGTTGCTCACGTTCGTATTTACAGAAGCAATTCAGCAGCTCCTTTAAGTGCTACGTTGCTTCAGACGATAGCAGGAGATTTCTATTTTGATAGAGTAGAGCCAAATATCCTCTATTACTATTGGCTTGAAGTTGTCTCTATCAATGGTACTTACAGTGATTGGATTGGTCCTGAGTCTGCTTCTGCAATGTCGACCATTGAAAAAACAATCCAAGATCTTACAGGTAAAATTGATTCAGGTGTTTTAGCTATTGCATTAAAAGATAAGATTGATAGCGTTACTTTGTTGGGTCAATCTATTACTGCAGAAGTACAAGAGCGTATGGCTGCATTAGCAGCTCTCAGTGGTACTGTTGCAGGTCTTCAAGGACAAGTTAATGCTGCTATTACGATCGTTGAAACTGAGGTCGTTGAACGCATTGATGCTGATGGGGCACTGGTTACTCAACTTGATTTCTGGGCTGCTGGATTCAATAATTCTATTGCTGGTATAACAGAAGAAGTTATTATTCAAGTAGGGCCTAATAGTGCATTAGCTCAACGTATAACAACTGCTGAAAGTAGCATTAACGGTGATGTAGCTACAGGACAAGTTGGTTTAACAACTAAAATAACTACTCTCGATGGTAAGGTAGTAGATATTGGGGCTAGATGGACTGCCATACTTAATGTAAATGGTTTAGTTGGTGGTTTTGGTATTTACAATAATGGTCAGACTGTACAAGCTGGCTTTGATGTAGATGAATTCTGGATTGGTAGAACTAGTGCAGATAAACGTAAACCATTTATTATATCTAATGGCGTTGTTTACTTAGATGATGCTGCTATTAATAAACTGGTGTTTACTAAGCTAAGAGATGAGCAAGGGACTTTTATTGTTGAAAACGGTAAAGTTAAAGCTGATTTCATAGACACTAAAGGTTTAATCATTAGAGATATTAATGGTAATGCTATCTTTGGTGCAGGTACTCCATTATCAGCAAGTCTTATTACAGGATTAGGTTCTTTAGCTACTCAAAATAGTGTTGCATCTAATCAAGTATCTGGGTTGGGTTCCTTAGCAACACAAAGTAGTGTTTACTTAAATGGTACAGGCTCTGTAAAGTTTCCTGATGGTTCAGCAGTTAACATAAGTGATCTTGTAACTAAGCTTTCTAAGTTAGATTCTTCTAATCTTAGTTTGTTTATGAACAATGCTGCGATCGGTACAGCTTTCATTGGTAATGCAGCTATTGGTAATGCGCAGATACAAGACTTATCTGTAAATACAATTAAGATTGGTAACGAAGCAGTTACTATTCCAAGAGTAGTTACTGCAAGTAATACAGTTACCGGTAATGGAGCTACACATGAATTATTAACTAAAACCATTACTCTTACATCTCCAGGTACTATCTATGCTCATGCTATTGTAGGTATTAACCTTGGTGCTGGTGCACGAAGCATGGCATTAGAATTGTATATTGCAGGTACTTCAGTATCTCGTATAGCTGGTAATGCTGAAACCTATGGTTTAGCTGTTGCCGGTGCATTAGAAAACTTAGCTGCAGGTACTTACACTATCAATGTTTTATGGAATGGTGCATCAGGATCTGCTGCATATGATAGAAGTCTGTTTGTTCAAGGAGCAATGAAATAATGTCTAATTTATTAATATATAATATCTCTACAGGTATGATTATTTGTGTAGGAACAATTAAAGAGTATGAGACATCTATGCCTGGTGAGATGCGTTATGAAAATGCTCCTAGTGATATAGGAGGTACTCATTACATTCTTAATAATGAGGTTACTCCTAGACCAGTAATGCCTATAACCATATCTGGTTTGCATTTGTCCGGTGTACCTGAGAATGCTAAGTTATGGATTGAAGACACTCCATATAACATCAGTGGGGGTAATGTAGATCTTTCCTTTAACTTTGTAGGAACTTACCTTATTCGTATAGAGTTGTTTCCTTATTTGGATTTTAATACTGAGGTGACCTATGCAAATTAATCATGTAAGCGACTATGTTGCTAAACGAGTTAAAGAATACCCTCCTCTAACAGATTATGCAGATGCTGTTTATTGGGATAGCAAAGGTGATCCTACTAAAATGATAGCTTACTTAGCTAAAGTAGAAGAAGTTAAAGCTAAGTACCCTAAGCCAATAAATTAATGAGATAATTCCTAAAATTGTAAGGAAAATATATGCCTAATACTGTAAATGTACTTGCTAAAGCAATAGACCAGAATGGTAATCCTATTGAAGGAGCTATTGTCACAGCCAAACTAAAGAACTTAGAGGTAGCTACTTCTTTAGGTTATGTTATTCCTGAGAAAGTATCTGCTATTGCTAATGCTTCTGGTATAGCTACACTGGCTTTATGGCCCAATGCTTTAGGTTCTACTCAGAGCTCCTATGTGTTTACTATTTTGAATCCTGGTACAGGACAAATAGAAACCCTCAATGCAACTATTCCTAATTATGATTGTGACTTACATATTGTAGCTGATCTTCCTCCATATCCAGGTAAGACAGATGGACAGCTTGCTATTGACGCAGCTATTGCTGCTGTTGCTCCTGCTGTAGCTGCTAAGATTGCTGCAGAAGCTGCTTCGATAACTGCTACGAATGCTGCTATAGAAGCAGAAGCTAGTGCTAATTCTGTGATTGATTTCTCTTTAAATATCGGAACAGTTACCGAAGGTAACGCTAATGCTTCAATCACAGGCACAATGCCTACTCGTGTATTGAATCTTGTTATTCCTAAAGGAGCCCAAGGTATTCAGGGCATACAAGGCATACAAGGAATTAAAGGAGATACTGGTTTACAGGGTATACAAGGTTTGCAGGGTTTAAAAGGTGATACTGGAAATCAAGGTATTCAAGGTATCCAAGGTCTGAAAGGGGATACTGGTAATACTGGCTTAACTGGTAACACTGGGTTACAAGGTATCCAAGGTCTAACAGGAAATCAAGGTATCCAGGGTATTCAAGGGATACAGGGTATTCAAGGTATTAAAGGTGTTAATCCTAGAGGTGTTTGGGCTGCAGCTACAGCATACGCAATTGACGATTTAGCTTACAGTGGTGGTTCAACTTGGAGACGTAAGGTAGCTGGTACGACACCTACAATTCCTAGTTCAGATGCAACCAATTGGGAAGTGTTTGCGCAAAAAGGTGCAGATGGTGCAGATACTGTTGCGGGTGTAACTGCTACAGCTCCAATAGTTTCCACTGGTGGTACAAATCCGAATATCAGTATGGCTGCTGCAGCAGCAGGCGTTGCTGGTTACTTGACTGGTACGGACTGGAGTACATTCAATGGTAAGCAAGCAGCACTAGGCTACACACCAGCAAATAAAGCTGGTGACACTTTTAATGGAAATGTGTCGATCAGCCGCGCAGATACCGCTACTTCACTTTACATAGTAAATACTAGTTCGACTGCTGCTCGATACCCTGCTCAAGAGGTTAGAAACTTTACTAGTGGTTTTGGTGGATATCCTGTTATTGAGTTAATCAATGCGCGAGGAACTTCTGTCGCCCCAGTGAGTATTTCATCTGGGGATATTCTAGGAGGTTTTAATACTTGGGGGTATAACGGTACTGCAAATGCTTCAGCGACAAGAATTGAAGGAGTAGCTGAAGCTACATTCTCTACGGATGTAAAAGCTGGTCTATCTTTTAAGACAGTTACAGGTGGGGTACAAGCTCAAAAAATGTACTTGACTGGGGGCGGTAAGCTCTTGTTGGGTACAACGGATAATGGCACTGATTTACTTCAAGTTGGCGGCACTGCCTCCGTAGTCGCTAATAGTGCTACTCCTGCTTTGATAGTAGCACAGACAGGCTCAGGGCATGCTCTTCTTGTACAAGATGAAGCGACTGATACTACATCTTTTGTTGTCGGTGCAACAGGTAACGTAGGTATTGGTGGGGCTTCTTTTAGTGATACCAAATTTAGAATTACTGGATACCTACCAGTATCTGTTGGCACATCGCAGTGTTGTTACTTGGACGGTACGATCCCTAGTATTGCAACGACAGGGTTCAATAACATTACTTCTACTCCTAGCACTGAAAGTGCTGGCGCACCTTACACAATCCCATCTATAAAACATTTTAGAGCTGCACAAACTGTTATTGGCACAAACGGAACAGTAACAAATCAGTTTGGATTTATTGCTGAGAGTCAGTTATCTGGTGCTACAAATAACTATGGATTTTACGGCAATCTTGCTGCTGCTACAGGACGCTGGAATTTGTATATGGCAGGTACTGCTGCTAATTATCTTGCAGGTAATTTAGGAATCGGCACTTCAGCGCTTACTGATACTAATTTATTTATAGCCAAAGGTATTACTGGTGCAACAACTGCATACGGCATGAGGCAAGCTTCTGTTGTGCAGTCTGATGTAACAGCGGCAGCTTATGGAAACATAAGTACGCTTGGAACTCAAGCGGCAGCATTTACACTAAACGACCTTATACATTTTAGGGTAAACCAAGGGACTATTGGCGCAGGCTCTACCATCACAAATCAAATCGGTTTTCAGGTATCAAGTAATTTTTTTGGAGCCACAAACAACTACGGGTATTCGAGTTTAATTCCG